TTCACGTTGGCGTAGCAGCCGCTGTACAGCTTGCGGCGGATGCCCGCCTCGTCGAGCTTGGCGGGCTTGCCTTCGTCGTCAGGCACGTTGTCGAAGCAGCCGGGCTGCTTGTCCGCCGGGGCGCTGGCACCGAGGCTGTACTTGCCTTCGAAGCCCTTGTGGACCTCGCCCTTCGTGTTGCGGTAGTCCTTCTTGAGGAAGGCCACGCGGCCCTTCTCGGTCAGCATCTCCAGCACGTTGGCGGCCTTGTCCTTCCACTGCGTGGTGGCGACTTCGCGGATGGCCGCGTCGATCAGCGCCACGTCAGGGTCAGTCGGGTCGATGATGACGCGCGCGCCGTAGGCGGGCTTGCCGCCGTTGACCGAACGGGGCTCGGCCAGATCGGTGAAGCCGAGGCGCTTGTTCTTGAGCATCAGGGTGACTGCTCGCCGGGTCTCAGTTGCCATAATTCAGTTCTCCAGTGTCATGCGGAACTCTTCCGCAAGGTTAGCGACGGCCAGTGCAGGCCGCAGATCAGTGGCCGGAGCCACGGATGGCTTGCCCTCCGCGCGTGTCGTCAGGTCCATGGCCCGCTTCAAGCGCTTGGGGGTGTCCTTCAGCAGCTTCTCGGCTGCCGTCGGGCTGATCAGTTTCTTGGTGTACATCTCGTCGTCGCGCAGGCGGAACGACTTCTTGAACATCTCCTCTGCGGCGTCCTCGTCGGCCCACGCGCGGTTGCCCTTGCGCCCCTCGACCAGCTTCCAGCCGTCCACCGTCTCGCCCGCCAGAAGGCGGCGCTCGGTCTCTGCGCGCACAGCCTTGCACCACGCCTCGACCATATCAACCTTGGTCATGGCCATGGACAGGTAGTTGTCCCCTGTCTCGGCGTTGGGCGCGTCAGGGATGAACGCGGCGAAGTCATGCGCCGTGGCCGGGCCCGCGATGGCCATCACCTCCTCGCGCAGGGCCGGGCACGTGGCCTTGGCCTTGCAGAAGCGGCACTGCTTCTCGCCGGGGTTGAGGTACGCGCCGATCCAACCCTCGTCGGTGTCAACGTTGCACAGCAATGCGGCGGTGGCCGCGTCCTCGACGGTGCGGGCCGCTTCACTAACCTCCTCACCAAACGCCTCAAGCTGCGCCGTCGAGATCGTCCACTCCGCCACGTGGTACATGCGCGGCTGGTGGATCATCATGGTGACCCACGAAAAGTCCGAGATCAGGCTGTGCTCGTGCAGCGCCCCGAGGGCGTACATCTGCATCTGCTCGTTGTCCTCGGCGTAGACCTTCACGCCCGCGCCGTACTTCAGGTCGATGACCTCGATGGCCTCCTGATCGTAGTCGATGATGATGGCGTCGCTCGTGCCTGTCGCGCCGTCCTCGCCGGTCAGGTGGCCGATGGGCACGGACTGCTCGACCAGCAGCTTCGCCCGCTCCGCGCTCTCCCAGACCAGCTTGCAGTAGTCCATGACGTGGTCCGCCATGTCCTGCGTCACCTTGATCGGGTATCCGTCCACGGTCTTGGTCTCACCGACGGGGATGACGAACTCGGGATCCGTCAGGACGGCTGCCGCCAGCTCGTGGGCGCAGGTGCCCTCGGCGGCGAAGGCGCTGCCACCGTCGGCGTACTCCGCCTCAAGGATGACGCTACCCGCGCAGCGCATCCAGCGATGCGCCCCCGAAGGGCTGAGCTTTGCGTGTGCTGCCATCAGAGCAGCGCCTCCAGCGCGGTCACCAGCTCGGGCACCTGCGCGGCAGGCACGTCCGTGGCCTTGGCGGCGCCGAAGGTGTCCAGCACGGCCACCATGGCATCACGGCCCTTGACCTTGACCACGCGCAGGACGAGGTCACGCAGGGCCTCGGCGCTGATCGGCGAAGGCTGCTCGGTCGGCTCGGCGGTGGAGCTGCTCGACGTGTCGGGCGTAGGCGCTGAGGTTTCGGAGGTATGGGGCTCCGGGGCGACTGCCGTCTTGGCGGCCTCCGGCACGAACGCGACGCCCAGTTCGGGCATGACGGGGTCCATCGCCTTCATGGCGTTCACGGCGGCGCGTGCGCCCTCCACGATGGCGCTGCCGCGCAGGTTGGCACCGATGGCGAGCAGCTTGTCAGCCACCTCGGCGATGCTGGCGCCGGTCACTTCGATCTTGATCATTTCGTCCCTTTCAGTTGTGCTTCCAGATCTTCAATACGGTCTTCGCGCTGGCCGAGCATAAGCTCCAGCTCCTCGAGCTTCTCGTGCAGCCTGCCGATCTCGCGGTCGAGTTCGATGTCGTGGTCTTCACGCTCGCTCTTACCCGTCTCGAGTTCGTCGTCGGCCTCCTCCAGCCGCTCGCCCAGAGCGATGCACAGCTCGCAGCCCTTGCTGCGCGCCTCCTCGACGAGGCGCTTGGTGGGCTCGCTGCGCCAGTAGTCACGGTCCATGTCAGTGCTCCTCAGAAGTTCCACGGCGTGGCGCCGTACTGCTTCGCGATCTGGCGCGCCTCGCGCTTGGTCGCGACGTTGAAGCTGACCATCCGCGTGCGGTGGCCGTCGATGATGCGGTTCAGGTCCAGCGTGGAGGGGCTGCGCGCCCCTCCCTTGGTGAACTCGGCGGCGAGGACGTTGCAGCCCATCGCTCAGGCCTTCCGCGCCACGACCTTGACGGTCGTGTAGCCCTTGGCGACCTTCTGGTTCTTGGAGAACCAGCGGCCGTCCACGCCCAGAGCGCGCAGCTTGGTCTCGGCGGCCTTGGCGTCGAGCGACTGGCGCTCGGCCACCTGCGACACGGTGGCGCGGTAGGCGCGGCCGTCGATGGCGTCCTGCTCGCTGTCGATCAGGCGCTGCACGAGGTCGGCCTCGATCTTCTTGAGGTCGGCGATCTGCGCCTTGATGTCGCCGAGGCGATCAACGATGGCGGACGAGAAATCGGTGACGGGTGCAGTTGCCATTGGGGTACTCCTTCGTTGCTGATGACCCCCATATAAAGTGCCTGCTTTTCCCGTCAACCCCCTATGTGCAAAAAATTACACGGCCATGCTCAACAGCCAGCGGCCCGTCCTTGCGCTTGACCAACGACTGCACGGCGCGGCGCATCAGGAAGAGGCGCTGGTCGCGCTTGCCTGCATCCGGGGCGGGCAGCAGGTCCGCGCATCTTTTTACAAACAGGGCCTCGGACGTGTCGGTCACGCTGGCGTACTCGCTCTCGATCACCTCCAGCACGTGGCGCTCGTTGGCACCGTAGCGCACGACACCCCGGCTGGGCTTGTCCTCCGCCTTGGCCACCGGCAGGTCGGCCTCCACGGCGACGCAGGACGTGAGCAGGTCGCCGTCGGCGTCCACGCCCAGCTCGACGATCTCCAGCCTGAAGCCGAAGCGCAGGCCGTCCTCGCCGTCCTTCATCTTCTCGAGGTGGATCTCGCGCTGCCCGTCCTCGTGGCGTATCACCTCGATCTGGGCGTCTGCTGCGGCCTTGATGCCGGACCAGCCGCGCGAGCCCTTGCTGGCGTCCTTGCCTGCGTGGTGGACGGCCATGACGGTCGCCCCGGCCATCTCGCGGATCAGGCGCAGGTTGGCCAGCGCGCGGCCCATGTCCTCCGCGCCGTTCTCGTTTGCCCCGGGCGTGACCTGCGCGAGGGTGTCGACCACGACGAGGGCCACTTCGCCCAGCGCCTTGATCTCGGCCAGCACCTCGGCGATGTCCTCCTCGTGCAAAAAGTTGGGCGCGGCGGTGATCACGTCGATGGCCACGTCCCGCAGGTCGATGTCGTGGTGCTTGGCGTAGGCCCTGACGCGCTTGGTGAGGCCGCCAGCGCCCTCGGCGGCTATGATGACCACCCGGCCCTTCTTGGTCCGGTGGCCGCGCCACGGCAGCCCCTGCGCGACGGCGAAGGCCATGTCGAGGGCGACGAAGGTCTTGCCGCTGCCGGAGGCACCGAACAACACCACCAGCTCCGCGTCGGGCACCACGCCCTTGATCAGCCACTCGCCCGGCGGCTGGAGGGACAGGTCGTAGATCGGTATCGGACCAAAGCGGCCTCTCTCGGCACGCGGTGCAGCGGCGATGGCCTCGGCCCGGGCCATCACCTCTTCGAGGCTGCTCGCGTTATCGGGGCGCGTGTGGACGTAGCCGGTCCTCTTGGCCATCTGGATCACGCTGGCCATGGTCGTCTGCTTGTGGCCGCGCCCGACGCGCCGGTCGAAGCTGTCCCACTGGGTCCGCAGGCCTTCCGTGCCGGGGTAGGTGGCGCCGTCTGCGGACCACGTGTCCCACAGGTCAAAGCCGGTGTCGTCGCCCTCGCACTCGTGGTGCAGGGCCATGCCTACGCGGATCCACTCGTCACGGCCGATGTCCGGGCTGATGTGGCCGAGGATGCGCTCCATGAGGGGCTGGCTCAGGCCGAGGGGCTTCTCGTGCCCGGCGGTGAAGTCGTCGCTGATCTCGGCTGGGCGCTGGGGACCGAAGCGGGTGTCGCACAGGTGCTGGATGATGGCATTGACGACCGGGCTGTCGGCGACCGTGTCGTCCTCGCCCAGCAACTCGCACACCGGCAGCACGTGGCCCGTGAAGGTCACGAAGCCCGAGGACGTGAACGTCTCGAAGCCGTACGTCTCGTCCGTCTTGGGGGCCTTGTTGTTGCCGAAGCTGCCCACGCTGAAGGCGCGCACGCCCGCGCCGCTGGGGCTGTACTCGGCATACGTGCGCGCGGCGATCTGGGCGATCTCGTCCGGCACGTTGCCGTCCGCGTCCACGCAGTAGTCGAAGTCCGTGGCCGTGATGCCGAACTCGGGCATGAGGGCCAGCCCCACGCCGCTCATGCCCCGCTTGGCGGCCGCGTCGCGCGCGGCGGCGAACTTGACCAGCTTGGCCCGGTCGTTGGGACTGCCGTTGGCGCCGTAGCGCTTACCGCCGTCGGCGTAATAGGGCACCTTGATCTGCTTGCCGGTGCCCTCCTGATCCTCGTAGCGCCACAGGAGCCAGCCCTGCAGGTCGCGCAAGGCCGAGGGGGCCTCCACGCGTCTGAGCTGGGGTGAGATGGGTTGCACGTCCGCCACTTGTGTCCCCTCAGAACAACGAAACGAAGTCATCGACGAGTTGGATGCGCTCGCCGATCCAGCGCATCACCGGCACGGCCATGCTGTTTCCCAGCACCTTGTAGCGCGGCCCGTCTGGGCACTCGTCAGCGCTCTTCTTGCCCCACGGTATTGCCGTGAAGCCGTCAGGGAAGCCCTGCAGGCGCTCGCACTCCACAGGCGTCAGGCGGCGCACGGCAGATGTGGCGGCATTCGCCACACACGGGCGCATGTCACTGGTCGCACCTGCATCCGCGCCGTTCAGCGCGGGGAAAACGGTCTCGCTGTAGCCGCGACCATTGCGGCCAATGCGGGGCTGGAACGCCACGGCCTGCACCTCGCTGCGGGCCTCCAGCGTGTAAGCGAGGTCTGCCTGCACCCCTACGCCATTTGGGCCGCTGCTGGGGTTCGTGCGCAGCGCACCGGCTTGGATGGCGTGGCTCAGCACGAAGTCGCCACCCTGATTGCCACCCACCGGCCCCGCCGCCATGACCGGCTGCGCGACGTCCGTCTCGCGCGCCTTGTAGTCCTTGCCGCTGTTCATGGGCGTGATGGAGTAGGCCACGGCCTGCGGCTGACCGCCGCCAGTTGGGGACTGCTTCGTCAGCGTCAGGGCCAAGTCCTCCGCGAACTTCGGTGTCTGCTCTGTGGTCATGCCGTAAACGACGGCGGGCGGATGCGCGCCCGCAGCCAGCGGATGGCACGGGTCGCCCGGCTTGGGGTTGCTGTAGTTGTGCGGGCTGCTGATCTGCGTGGTGTCGAACGCGAGGCACGAAGCCACGGCAGTCGTGTGCTTCACCGACAGTGCTGGGGCCAGTTCTTCGGTGGTGGCACTTTGAGTTGCGCTCATTTCTGCCGGAAACGCGATGCACGAAGCCGTGTGCATGACCTTCGGCCCGCTGTGGTTGGCATCACCGCTTGACGCATTGAAGGTGGCGGCCACTTGGTCGGTTATCGACCCGTTGTACAAGTCCACGCCTTCGCTGATAACCACTGGCACGACGCGCCCCTCGTCTGCCGCTTGGTTGCACGCAAAGTTGCCCGCGTCATGGCCCTTGGGGCCTGTGTTGCAGGCCAAAGCACCCACGACCGCCACACACAGACTGTCGCATGTGTCCACTGAGGTGCCGTAGGGTCTGTCGCCGCCCGTGCGGTTGCCCCCGGCGTTCAGCGTCGGGGCTACGTCTACACAAGATCCGACCCGTCCTCCGCCCACGACGAGGACTTCGCCTCCGTGTCCGTAGTCGGCTCCGGTGCGCAGGAGGGGGCTGCTGCTGCTGCTGCTGCGGTACTCGCCGGTGCCGCCACACGAGTAAGTGCCGCCTGCAGCCGCTCGGGCAGCTTCTTTCCGCGCTTCTCTGCTCGGCGCAGGATGCCCTGACATGCTGCTGCGCTCAAAAAGAACCGCTGCGGCAGGTCGCCAGTCTCCAAGATATCCGACAACAAACACACGGCGGCGTCGCTGGGCCACTCCGAAGTACTGAGCGTCCAGCACTCGGTAGGCGAGGCCATACCCGAGGTCTTCCAGCGCCCCGAGGATGGAACCAAAGTCCCGTCCTCCGCTCGATGACAGGACACCGGGGACATTTTCCCAGACAATCCAGCGAGGTTGCTCGCGCTGAGCAAGTCGGCAAAACTCAAGGGCGAGGTTGCCACGGTCGTCATCCAGTCCGCCTCGCAGTCCGGCAATGCTGAAGGACTGGCAGGGCGTTCCACCGACGAGGAGGTCGATCTTTCCATACTGGTTCTGCTCAATGGTTGTGAAGTCGCCGTGCAGCGGCACTTCAGGGTAGTGGTGCTCCAACACGGCGCGCGGGAACTTCTCGATTTCAGAGAAGAACGCGGGCTCCCAGCCCATGTGGTGCCATGCGGCGGTGGCGGCCTCGATGCCGCTGCAAACCGAGCCGTACCTCACGCCGGTTCGCCGACGAGGGGGATCAGGCTGGGCTTGACGAGGAGGGCGCGGTCCACGCGGTACAGCGTCTCGATCTCCAGCGCGCGGGTGGGCGGCACCCAGCCGCGCTTGACCCACTGGCACACGGCCTGCACGGTCACGGGCGGGTCGAGGCTGTCTGCGAAGGCGCGGCGGCCGCCTGCAGCGGCGATGGCGGTCTCTATGCCGCTCATGCCGCCACCGCCCGCGCGGCGTCGTTGCGCACGTGGAAGTCGCGGAAGCCGGTGCAGCCCCGGCGCTTGCCGTACTCCACACAGGCCCGGCTCAAGACCGGCTCAAGGCGGCGCAGCTCGGCGCGCATCTCGTCCACCTTGCGCAGGAGGGCGAGGGTCTCTTCGTCTGTCATGTCGGTGTCTCCGTTGCTGATAGGCGGGCGTACAGACGCCCGTGGGCCCTGTCAAGCGGGTGGTTTCAGGTGTTCCCCGGCCTCGATCTGGTCTGCGATCTGGGGCCTGCCGTGCTTGCGGAACCACGCCGCGAGCAGCTTGCGCTCCTCGGCCCGACCCTCGTTGAACATGTCCACCATCTCGCGGGTGCTGAAGCCCGCAGAGCGTGCGGGGGGCTCTGGCGCGAATTGGTCGTCGTATGCGGTGGTGGTCATGCTCTCGGCTCCTTCAGCAGTGTGTGCATTGATTTGCGCCCTGCTTTCAGATCAGCAATCAGCGCGTCAGCTTGCAGGGGTTCATTGAACTCGGCTAGAGTGCGACCATCGGCCTTGGGGTGATCACACTCAACGATCACCGTCATCCTACCGTCTTTGTGGTGACGAAAATCCCACCAGTAGGATAGGGGCCTGCTCACGCTCTCGGCTCCTTGTCCTCGTGGCGTTCGATGGCGTCGGCAATGCGGGCAATCGTGCGGTAGAATTTGGTCGGTGCCGTGCTTGGCCCCGAAAAGCCTTGCATCATGTCAGCTGTCTCCCGCAACCAAGCCACAATCCCCGCCCGCTCCTGCGCCACCTGCTCGCGGAGGCTGCGGATTTCGGCGGCGGCTTTTCCACATAGTTCACGAGAGCTCCAAGCGTATGCTCCCTGCCCGCCGTTGCGAGCGTGTTCGGCCTCCAACCGCTGCACCAGATCATCCATGGTCCGTCTCCAGTGCTGCGCGGGCTTGGCAAGGGGCACAGGTAATTGCGCCCTGCATGACACCGCAGGAACAAGGCTGTCGGGCAAACGCTTCAGCAAAAGTCCGCAGCTTTGCGTTCTCGGCCTCAAGCTGAGCATAGGCTTCGTCACGCAAGGCAATGTCGCGCTGGTACGTCTCCACCGGCACAGAGCGGGCCTCTGCTGCTGTGGCGCGGTAGGCGTCTGCCCACTGTCGCATAGCCGTGCAGTTCTTTTCGCCTTCTCCGAAGATCAGGCGGATTTGCCAGACGCCGTTCTCGACACATTCAAGCACAAGAGGTTTCTTGCCGACCCATGTTGCCGCCCGATCCAGCGCGGCGAGTTCGTCCTTATCCATTGGTGCGGTTCCTTTCGGTGATCATGGCGTTGGCAAGCGCGTAGGCTTCATGTGCCCACTCGTCCCAGCGCAGGGCCGTTTCGCCAATGTGCGGAAGCATGGACAAAGCCTGCCCCGCGAACCAATCGCGCAAGGTCATGCCATCGCAACCTTGAGCGCCAGAGGGGTGCGGAAATGCGCTTGGGTTATCCATCATTCTATCCTTTCAAAACTCGATCTCACCGGGCTGCCAGTCGTACAGGTCGATACCCAGTTCACGGCGGAGGAAGTCGCGGAGGCGGGCGGGGATCATGCGAACTGCCGCCAATCATCAGAAAAAAAACACGTTTTTCCGAAAAGGTGTTGTGCCATGCGTAGTTGTAAAGACGGCGCAGAAAACGGTGCCATGCTGTCGGGCCAACACCGGGTGCTATGCCTTCGTAAACATCGCACTGGCAGCCGTATTGGACCATGCCGATGCAGTCAGCGCACGCGAACAAAGGCCAAGCTGCGCGATAGATTGCGTTCCTCACGCCCCACCCCCATCGCTATCGGCCTTGGTGGAAGGGGGTGGGTCGGCAAACGGCTCCCAAAGGTCGCAATACGTGCCCTTGGTTTCCTCCATGTAATTGTCGATGCTCCAGCTTTCTGGCATCACGTGCGCCACATCAGCGCAGCAAGCGCGGGCATCTTTCCAGACACGCGAACCGCGATACAAGTTCTCGGAATATAGGCGGCAAGTTCCGCAGCACTTTCCCATCACCCTTCTCCTTCACGCAAATGCAGGTGGGCGAGGGTGACGCGGCGCTGCATCAACAATTCAGCAATCTGGTCTGGCCAAACCCACCAAACCGGGAATGCTCCCTCGTTTTCGGCGCGCTGAAAATCGCCGCCATTGAGCACGCGCCTGCCCTTTTGGTCAAAACACAGTGCCGTGAAGTGCGGGCCGCGCCATCCTTTCGCCGGGCCTTCATGTTCAGTGTTGCGGTAATCTCGATGCGCGGTCAGCACTCGGCTCGCGCGATTGATCCAATCCTGTTGGCAACTGAACGACTGCCCAGCCACTGCGATAAACACAGGATCGCCGCTTACCGGCTCCGGCGCGTATTGGTCCTCGGTGGTCATAGCGGTATCACCTTCCTGTACTCGATGCTGCCGATCACGCGGCGCTTGTCGGCCAGCATGATCTTCTCGGCCAGCGCCATAGCCTCGTCGGGCGTCGGCGCGATGGTCGTCTCGTTGACCTGCACGGCCCGGCCCGCCGGGGTGCGGTACATGATGATGCACCGATAGGCGCGGTCGGTGCTGCTGTCGTAGCGTCTCACTGGCGAGATCTCCTGTCCTCGGGCGGCACCCGGTCCTTGGTCTGGCAGGTCTTGCGCAGGCAGGACAGGATGCCGCTCAGCGGCATGTGGGCGTTGCAGTGGTCGCACCAGAGCGTGCGGCGGGTCACGGCTGGACGCTCTTCAGGGCGAGGAGGGCGGCCTGTACGGCCGAACCGCTGTCGTATCCCCCGGCGAGCAGACGCCCCAGCGTGGAGGGGTCTTGCATCTTGTCGCGCTGGACCTCGGCCACGATCTCGCGCGCCTTGAGGAGCAGCGGATCGGGTGAGGCCAGTTCGGGGTGCTTCTTGATGGCGTCGGCCTTCCACGCCTGCAGCTCGGCGATCTGGGCGGAGAGACCCGCGTTTTGCGCAAGCACGGTGACGACCTGCTCCTGCGTATCGACCAGTTGCGTGTGGGCGAGCCCTCTTTCGCGGGCCAGCGCGGCCTCGGCTTCGGCCAGCGCGGCCTCGGCTTCGGCCAGCTTGCGCCGCCCCTCGGCCAGCGTGTGCTGCTCGTCGAGGATGAAGTAATAGAAGTGTGCGCCCTTCTTCTGGCGAGACAGGAGGCCGTCGTCGTGCATGTGAGACAGGGTGCCCCCCACGCTCCCGGCCTGCTCGGGGAGGTGGCTGGCCACGTCAGCGGACGTGCAGCCGGGGTTGTTCTGGACGTGGGCGTAAACGGCGCGGCGAAGCTCGCCGCGAATGGGTGTCTGGGTCTTGCCGGTGTCTCCGTGTCGCGGTTGGCGGCGGCCTGCTCCTGCAGGTGCCGCACGATCTGGGGGTGCTCGCGCTGCAGGGCGATGAGCAGGGCGTCGCTGGCGACGCTCACGGCGTCCCGGAGGCGCCGCTCGCTCGTGAACAGGTGCGCGTCGCTGGTGGTGTGTGCCATGGTGTCAGTCCTGTCCTGCTGCAGCATCGATCTCGTCGGCCAGCTTACGCAGGATGGCCGAGACATCAGATGGGGATCTACGCACCCAATCTTCCGCAGTCATTGCAGCCGAGATCATCAACTCGTCCAAAGGGAGCCGGAAGCGCGCAAAGCTGTCGATGTCATCGTTGGGCGAGTTGATGCTGATCTCGATCTCGGCGTCGTTGATGTCAAAGTGACAGCACACAACGCCGGGGCGCTCCATCCACTTCGCGGTGACGCGCTCGACGACCTCGTGGGCCGCCGTGCTCATCACCCGGGCGCTCTCCTCGTCGGCCTCTATGGCGTAATAGAAGCCGCCCTCGCTGTGGTCGCATTCTAGCAGGCTGGCGTCGCAGTAGCGGTTGTAGTCCATGGTGTCAGTCCTGTCCTGTTGCGGCGCACAGGGCGCTGTAGGCTTTGCGGTAGGCCGCGTGGAGCGGCTGCAGGGCGTCGATCATGTCGTCCGGCAGGTCGGGGTCGGGGTCGCCCTGTGCGGGCTCGAGGAGCCAGCCCAGAACGGTCAGCGTGTCGGCGGGGGTGAGGTTGCGGAACTCGTGGCGGAAGCCGGGGGTCATGCGCGGTACTCCTGCGGGAAGGTCTCGGGAACCTTGGTGGCGTAGTGGATGGGGCGCTCGTAGCGGCCCTGCTCGTCGCGGTATATGCTGATCCAGCGGCCGCCAGCGGACAGGCCGCGCGTCTCGCCGTAGCTCAGGGTGACGCCGAGGGGCCAGCTCTCGAGGAGGCCCTCGGCCTGCAGCGCGTCGTTAAGGGTGGGGAACCAGTTCATGTGGGCAGTCTCCGTTGCTGATGACGTACCAGTAACCGGGTGCTTAACTGGGGTCAAGCGGAAAAATCATACCGGGAAGGGCGTGCCTTCGACGATGACGTACTCGTACTGGTAGAGGGACGGCAGGAAGATTTCGGAACTGTCGTTTTGTGCCACGATGCGGGCCATCTCCCGTTCCAGACGCCGCCTGTCGGAGCCGTTCTCGCGTACCTGCCAGCCGTAGGACCGCCTTTCGAAGGTGGAGTTCATCCCTGCCACGTCTCGTTCGCAAGCCTCCAGAAGGGCCGCCTCCCGCGCCGTGTCATTGTTGGCACGCGCCTTCGTCAGGTAGGGGGCGTAGTAGTTCTCGACGTGCCGCCGGATCAGTATCGGGTCAGGGCGCACTGCGCGCGACAGCATGGCGTAGATCCGGTTGGCGTGGATCGTCCCATTCGAGGGGTACATCAACTCGTCGCCGTCGGGCGCGATGACGCGGAAGCGGTACTTGAGGCGGCCGCCCCGGGCCGCCAGTGCCAGCTCCTGCCCCCTGCGCGCCTCGGCGTCGCGCCTGATGGTCTTGAGCGCGCCGATCAGGCTGTGCCGGATCTTCTCGACGCTGCCGAGGTTTGAGGCGGCGCTGTAGAGCCGCGCCCAGTCGGCGACGAAGGCTGCCTCTACCTCGCTCAGTTCTGCGTTCAGATCCGGCGTGGCGGTGCTGCGCGCGGGGAAGCGGGTGTCGTAGTTCTCGCCCATCACGGGGCGTACAAGCTGTTCAAAGTTCATGGCTCAGTCCTCCTCTGGTTCGGGGCCGGTGCCCTCGTACGTGGCGATGTCGCTGTAGTCGTCCCACAGCCGGTCGAGGCCCTCGCGGCCGTGCTCGCTAAACATGTCGGTCACGTCAGCCGCGTCCTCGTCCTGCCAGAAACAGGCGTACTCGCCCTTGCGAAGCTCGACGGCGGTGCCGCTGGCCCAGACAATGAGCTGGTATGGGCCGCAGTGGTGTGTGATGCTGATCATGCGATCACTCCCTGCTCCAGCAGGTCGCGGGCGGTGCGGCCGAACCAGCCCTGAAGCTGGTAGGCCACGCCGCCCGCGACCTGCTGGAGCTGCCACGCCTCGATGATCTGATCCTCGCTGTCTGCGTCGATCCAGCCCTCGGCGATGCCCGTGGCGGTGTAGGTGTCCATGTCGATCTCTCCTTGTGTTGGGTGGCGGGGCCGGAGCCCCGCCGTGGTGGGTCAGAGTGCGGCAAACTTGGCGGCGCTGGTGAACTTGCCGTCCACGTAGATGCGGGCCGGGAACTGGTTGAACAGCGTGCCTTTGTTGCTGATGTTCACGATCATGTCCTGCTCGATGCGGACCCGGCGGTCGCCCTTCCGGCCGACGATGTTGAAGCGGGTGCCGTCAAGGTGGCGCACTTCAGCGTCGGCCAACTCGCCCAGCTTGGCCTCGATCTTGGCGGCCCACGCGGCGACGGTCTCTTCGGCGAAGTGCTTGGCGGCGGCGGCGAGGCGCGCGTCGTCCAGAGCGTACTCGCTGTTGACGCGGTCGCCGAGGCTGACGGTGCAGCCTGCGATGGCCTGCCAGTTGCGGTACTGGTCGCTGTTGTAGATGCCGCGCAGGGCAGGGCCGAACTGCTCGACGAGGCGGTTGAAGCGGGCGGTCGTGAAGCTGATGAAACGAGCTTCGAGGTTGGGCTTGTGGGCTTCAAGGGCGGTGGTGAGGTCGGTCATTGGTAGTCTCCGTTGCTGATGACGTACCAGTAAAGCAGGCGGTTGATGCGGTCAAGCGGAAAAATGCACACAGGACAAAATAGGGGTGTCTTGCACGGTGTCCGCTGTCCGTGTATGGGTGCGGGGTGCAACATGAAAGGACATGCGACATGGATTTTACTGGCAAGCCCGTCTGGGCCAACCCGCTGGCGGTGTTGGAGACTAGTGGCGAGAGGTGTGACGTGGTCGAGGGGTTCGTGCCGATGCGCGGCATCACTTGGATGTACGGCCCGTCGATGAGCTTCAAGACCTTCATCGCGATGGGCATGGCTGCGGCGGTGTCCACCGGGCGGGACTGGATGGGTCTGGCCACGGAGCCGAGTGTGGTGCTGTATCTGGGTGCCGAGGGTGGCGATGCGCTGCACCTGCGCCGCGCGGCGCTGGAGACGGACGCCGGGGATCGGGGCCTTCTGTTTGTGGTGCAGGAGCGCCCGGCGCTGGACACGGATGAGGGCGCGGCAGAGCTGAGAAACATTTTGATGGCCCTCACCCGGTACGAGCATGATGGTGCGACTGCGTCGGACAAGTACTGGGACGTGGGTGTGTTTGACGCGATGATCGACAGCGACTGCTCGTACCGCGTCCTGTGTGTCATTGACACCTACTCGCAAACTTCTGCGGGCGATGAAAAGGCCAACGTGTCCGCCTTCATCAAGAACCTGCGCAACATCATCGAGGAGGGCGCCACGGGTTGCGAGACGGAACTGGACATCTCGTTCCTCGTGCTGGATCACGCCACAAAGGGCGGCGGCAGCTACCTCGGCAGCGTCGCCAAGCTCAACGACGTGGACAGCCAGCTCGAGGTGATCCGCGCGTCGGATAAGCAGTTGGTGCGCGTCCACCAGCGCAAGCGCAAGGATGGGGAGGGCCGGGCTACGGTGGACATCGAGTTGGTGCCCTTCGTGTTTGAGGGCTACACCGACGCATACGGCAAGAACCTGCAGACGCTGGTGGCCAAGGACGGTAGCAAGACAAAGGCGCTGGTGGACATCAGCTCAAGCAAGGCCGGGCTGCTCCTCGATCTGCTGGAGGATAGCGGGGACAGTCTGCCGGAGGACGTGGCGCGGGCGAGGTTTTTGGCGCACCCGTCGCACGGTGACGGCAACAAGCCGGACACGGTCGGGAAGGCGTACCGCCGGGCCAAGGAGCGGCTGCTTCTGGACGGACTTATTGAGTTGGATGGGGGTGTCATGACCCGCAAGTAGGACATCCGGACATCCGGACATTACACCCCTCCCTTAGAGAGGGGGGTGTATGTCCAGTCCACCGTGTCCGACTGTCCGGAGCTACTTGCGGCGTTTTACGTGTGAATTGTTCTGTTGCATTGTTTTGCAAGTAACGGTGGATCACCCTCGAACTGATGCGTGGTCCCTTGGATCTCCAAGGCACCCTTGTCGGATCAAGCGCTCGGTGCTATCTCTGTCGCCACTGGTAGTCCTGCCACGTAGCGGAGCATGCAGATGGCCCAGCGGCCCACGAAGAGAACCCCCGTAGTCGAGAAGCGCATCATTGACGGCCTGTGCGACGGCACGCCGCTGAGGGAGCTGTGCCGCCAAGAGGGCATGCCGAATTGGCGTACGGTGTATCTGTGGCAGGAGCGCGACCCGGACTTCGCTGCACAGGTCGCGCGCGCCCGGGACACCGGCACCGACGCCATCGCCGAGCAGGCACTCGACCTGATCGACGCAGAGCCCGCCCGCGTGGACGGTCGCGTCGATCCGGGGCACGTGCAGTGGAAGCGCGCGCAGGTGGACACCCGCCTCAAGCTGCTGGCCTGCTGGAACCCGAAGAAGTACGGCAGCAAGCAGACCGTGGACGTCGGCAACAAGGACGGCGAGGCCCTCAAGGTCGAGCACAACGCCGCCGAGGTCGCGGCCAACATCGCCGCCGCCCTGCGCGCCGCGAAGCGCGGCGCATGATCTGGAACCCGTGGAGTTACATCCGCGCGGCGGATGCAACCATCGCCGATCTCGCCGCAGACGTGGCCGTACGTGACGCGCACATCGCCGAGCTGCAGCGCGCCCTCGACGTGTCGGCCGACCGCTACGATCTGGTGCGCGAGATGAACACGCAGCTCAGGCAGACCCTCGAGCTGTACCGCAAGGCGTGATGGACCTCGCCACCATCGAGGCGCAGACAGCCAAGCTGCCGCCCGACATGCTGGCCTACGTGGACTGGCAGCGGCGCTGGGCCGAGACGGCGCGCCCGCCGCAGATCCCGCCCGAGACGCCGTGGAGCGAGTGCGGCTACCTCGCCGGGCGCGGCTTCGGCAAGACGCGCGTCGGCGCCGAGTGGCTGGCGCAGGCCACGTACGAGGATCCCTCGGGCCTGCCCGTGTACGTCATCTGCCCGACGCTCGGCGACGTGAAGCGCGTGGCCTTCTACGGCGAGAGCGGGCTCATGTCCGTGATCCCGCCGCAACTGATCATCGCCGACAACAAGTCCGACCTCACGATCACGATGCGCAACTGCGCGGGCAAGCCGGTCCTGATCCAAGGCTTCAGCGCCGAGAACCCGGAGCGCCTGCGCGGCCCGCAGGCCTGCCGTGCGTGGTGCGACGAGCTGGCCGCGTGGCAGTACGACGAAGAGACGTGGGACATGATGCAGATGGGCCTGCGCCTCGGCTCGACGCCGCAGGTGCTGTGGACCACGACGCCCAAGCCCAAGGAGCTGATCCGCAAGCTCAGCGCCCCGCAGCCGGGGCGCGTGATCGTGCGCGGCTCGACGTTCGACAACCGGGCCAACCTGCCCGACAGCTTCTTCAAGCAGCTCGAGCAGTACGAGGGCACGACGCTGGGCAGGCAGGAGCTGCACGGCGAGCTGATCGACCCCGAGGAGGCGGGCATCATCAAGCGGAGCTGGATGCGCCTCTGGCCCGCCAAGAAGCCCCTGCCCGTCCTCGACTACATCGTGCTCAGCCTCGACACGGCCTTCACCGAGGCCACGTACGACAAGAAGAGCGGCGACCCGGACAGCACGGCCTGCGTCGTGCTCGGCGCGTTCAGCACGTACGACCGCGAGAAGAGCCGCACCACGAACCTGATCCTGCTCGACTGCTGGGCGGATCAGATGGGCATGCCGGATCTCATCAAGCGCGTGAAGAAGGAGCTGAACGTGGCCTACGGCGACGATCAGGACACGGCGCTGATCAAGCCCATGTTCGGCGGCGCGAAGCCCATCACGTCGGGCCGCAAGCCGGACCTGTGCCTGATCGAGGACAAGGGCAGCGGCATCAGCCTGCGCCAGATGCTGGAGCGCGAGGGCATCGAGGCCTACGCCTACAACCCGGGCCGGGCCGACAAGCTGGCGCGCCTGCACATGGTCAGCCACGTCTTCGCCCGCCGCCGCGTCTGGTTGCCGGAGAGCGACAAGTACCCGGGCCGCCCGCGCACGTGGGTCGAGCCCCTGCTGGCGCAGCTCTGCTCCTTCACCGGCTCCGGCAGCATCAAGCACGACGACTTCGTGGACGCCACGACGCAGTGCGTCCGCCTCATGTTGGACAAGGGCCTCGTGTCGATGGTAAAGGAGGCCAAGACCGAGGCCCCGCCGCCGCGCAAGCCCGTATCCAACCCGTACGCAAGCTAGGACCGACCCATGGACGAAGACGACATCGAGCAGCCCGGCGAAGAGTACGGCGAAATGGTCGAGCTGTCCGACGATGCCGAGGACGACGTCGAGGACACCGAGGACGGCGGCGCTATCGTGCGCCTCGAGGACGAGGAGGCGGAGCGCGACGCGGACTTCCTCGAGAACCTCGCCGAGGTGCTGCCCGATCACGAGCTGAACGCCATCGCCACCTCGCTGGTCGAGCTGATCGGCCGCGACAAGGAGGCGCGCAAGAAGCGCGACGAGCAGTACGAGGAGGGCCTGCGCCGCACCGGCCTCGGCGACGACGCGCCCGGCGGCGCGCAGTTCCAAGGCGCCAGCCGCGTCGTGCACCCGATGATGGTGCAGGCCACCGTGGACTTCGCCGCGCGCGCCATGAAGGAGCTGTTCCCGCCGCAGGGCCCGGCCAAGGACTTCATCCCGGGCGAGGTGACGCCCGACAAGGCGAAGAAGGCCAAGCGCAAGACGGCCCTGATGAACTGGCAGCTCACGGTGCAATGCACCGAGGCGCGCGCCGAGATCGAGCAGATGCTGACGCAGGTGCCGCTCGGCGGGGCGCAGTACCTCAAGCTGTCGTGGGACGAGAGCCGCAACCGGCCCGGCTTCCTGTTCGTTGCAATCGACGACATGTTGCTGCCGTATGCCGCCACCAGCTTCTACACGGCGCAACGCAAGACGCACGTGCAGTACATCACGCAGGTGGACTACGAGCAGCGCGTCAAGGCGGGCATGTACCGCGACGTGGACATCGGCTTGGTGAGCATGGAGCCCGAGCCGAGCATCGTGCAGAAGGCCAACGACAAGATCGAGGGCCGCACCGACACGAGCTACAACGAGGACGGCCTGCGCACCGTCTACGAGACGCACGCCCTGCTGCGCATCGAGGGCGACGGCATGGCCGGGGGCGAGCTGGCCCCGTACATCGTCACCATCGACAAGACGAGCAACAAGGTGCTCGCCCTGTACCGCAACTGGGACGAGCTGGACGAGAGCCGCGAGGAGCTGGTCTGGTTCATCGAGTTCCCCTTCGTGCCGTGGCGCGGCGCATACCCCATCGGCCTGCCGCACATGGTCGGCGGCCTGAGCGCGGCGGCCACCGGCGCCCTGCGCGCCCTGCTCGACAGCGCGCACATCAACAACGCGCCGACCATGCTCAAGCTCAAGGGCGGCTCGCGCGGCGGGCAGTCCCTGAACATCCAGCCGACGCAGGTGGAGGAGATCGAGGGCGGCCTCAACGTTGACGACATCCGCAAGATCGCGATGCCGCTGCCGTTCAACCCGCCCTCGGCTGTGCTGTTCCAGCTCCTCGGCTTCCTCGTCGATGCCGGGCAGGGCGTCATCCGCACCACGCTGGACGACATCGCCGACAGCAACCCGAACGCGCCGGTCGGCACGACGCTGGCCAAGCTCGAGCAGGGCATGGTCGTGTTCAGCGCGATCCACGCCCGCCTGCACGACGCCATGGCGCGCATGCTCAAGGTGCTGCACCGCCTCAACGGCATGTACCTCGACGACGCGGACACCGAGGCTGAGGTGGGCGAGGAGATCGCCACGCGCGCCGACTTCGAGGGGCCGATGGACGTCGTGCCCGTCAGCGACCCGAACATCTTCAGCGAGGCCCAGCGCTTTGCGCAGGTGCAGGCCGTGGCGCAGCGCTCGGCGGCCCTGCCGCAGCTCTACAACCTGCGCAAGGTCGAGGAGCGCATCCTCGAGACGCTGAAGATCCCCGACGCCGAGGGCCTGCTCAACCCGCCCGTCGAGCCGCAGGAGCTCAACGCCGTGGCCGAGAACGTGTCCGCCAGCATGGGCAAGCCGGTCACGGCCTTCCCCGATCAGGACCACATCGCGCACCTCAAGACGCACCTCGCGTACATGAGGAGCCCGGCCTTCGGCATGAACCCGCTCATCGCCCCGGCCTTCCTGCCCGTGATGCTGCAGCACCTCAAGGAGCACATCGCCTACTGGTACGCCAGCAGCGTACTGGACGTGGCCAACGAGGCTTCCGGTCTGGACATCAGCGAGGACATGAAGGAGATCAAGGGCGACAAGGAGGCGCGCAAGGCACTCGACCGGGCCCTCGCCGAGGCAGGCGCGTACGTGGTCGAGCAGGGCGACGAGGTCTTCAAGTCCATGCCCGAGGTCATCGCGCAGGCGCAGGAGATGGCGCAGAAGCTCGCCCCGCCGCAGCCCATGGATCCGGCGCAGGCCGCCGCCCAGTCGGCCCAACTGCAGGCGCAGGTCAAGCAGGCCGAGCTGCAGCAGCGCACCGCCGTCGAGCAGGCCAAGATGCAGCTCACCGCACAGCAGGCGGCGCAGGACGCGCAGGTGGAGCAGGCGCGCCTGCAGATCGACGCGCAGCGCATGCAGCAGGAGGCGCAGCTCAAGGCCGCCGCGATGCAGCAGGACGCCATGCTGCAGCAGCAGCGCGAGCAGGCCGAGGACCAGCGCACGGCTGCCGAGCTCAACGCGCGCATGCAGATGAACACCGAGGACAACCGCACCGCCATGGAACTGGCGGCGGCGGAGATTGCCTCGGGCGAAAAGGTCGCGGTCTCCACGGGGACCGGGATAAACCCCAACCCATAAGGAGCACACGGAATGGAAAGCGAAGCACTGACAGCATCCGAGGCCGAGAGCGCCGCAGTGGCCACCGCGCCGCGCGTCACGCTGGAGAGCATGCAGGCGAAGATCGTCCGCGAGGAGTACGTCGTCGTCAACCTCATCCTCACGCTCTGCATCCTGACGATGCAGAACGGGTTTTTTGTGGTGGGCGAGAGCGCGCCCGCCAGCCCCGAAAACTTCGACGCGGAACTCGGCAAGAAGTTCGCGTACGAGAACGCCATCCGCCAGCTCTGGAAGCTGGAAGGGTACAGCCTGCGGGACCGTCTCGCGGCGCAAGAGAAGGACTGAGCAATGGCTGAGAACAACGCGAAGAGCGCCGCCCCGAGCGGCAAGGTGTCGAAGCTGGCGGGTGAGGCCGTCAGCCAGCACAAGAAGATGGCCATGGGCGAGATGCCCAAGGTCGGCGGCGGGCCGAAGACCCCGGCGTGAGGATCGAGATGTTGCTCCAGCGCTTGGAGACGGCGCAAGCCCAGCTTGCGAAAGAGGCGCTGGAGCGGCCCACCGGCAAGGAGGGCTTCGACTACGGCCGAGCAGTCGGCATGTACGCGGGGCTCGAGCATGCCAAGAATACGCTGATCGAGATGGTCTCCGAGCATGAGCGCAAGGGGTTCGATCTCTAAGAGGAGCACATATGCAAGACTACGTACTGAACAAGGTGAGGTTTGACTACGGGAGCCTCGACGAGGCGTTCCCCGTGATCGACCCGGGCGTGCAGCCCTTCGGCTCGCGCGTCATCGTGCAGATCCGCTCGGCCAAGAGCAAGACGGCTGGCGGCATCATCCTGCCCGAGGACACGCAGGAGACCGAGCGCTGGAACACGCAGGCCGCGAAGGTCGTGGCCGTGGGCAGTCTGGCGTTCCACAACCGCAACACCATGGAGCCGTGGCCCGAGGGGTCGTGGTGCGAGGTCGGGGACTTCGTGCGCGCGCCCAAGTACGGCGGCGACCGCTGGAGCGTCGAGGTTGACGGGAAAGAGGTGTTGTTCGTCATGTTCAACGACCTCGACTTGCTGGGGCGGATCACTGGCGATCCGCTGAGCATGAAGGCCTACATCTGAGGAGACGAGCAATGGTTGACAACACTACCGAGAATGACGGCGACGAGTTCGACATCATCGAGACCGATACCATCCCCGCCGCTGGCGCGGAGCAGGTCGAGACCGACGACGAGGACGACGGCGACGATACGGATGACGACCGGCTTGCCGACAGTCAGGACGACCTCGACGACGACATCGAAGAGGGCAAGAGCAAGAACCGGCAGAAGCGCGTCAAGCGGCGCGAGCTGCAGCGCCGGGCCAAGGAGGCCGCCGACCGCGAGCTGGAGTTCCTGCGCCAGCAGAACGCCGAGATGCTGCGCCGCATTCAGGCCGTCGAGGGCCACGCGATCAGCACCAATGAGCAGAGCATCGACGCGCGCTACCAGCAGGCGCTCAACGAGGTGCGTCAGGCCGAGCACATCATGGCCCGCGCCGCTGAGGCGGGCAACGGCGATGACATGATCGCCGCCATGCGGATCCGCGACGAGGCCATGTCTGCCGCGCAGCAGTTGCAGGGCTACAAGCAGCAGGTGGCGCAGGCCCGCGAGCAGGTGTCCAAGCCGCAGATCGACCCGCGCGTCACGAACTACGCGGCGGAGTGGGTCAGCGCCAACCCGTGGTACGACCCGAACGGGCGCGACGAGGACAGCCGCATCACCAAGGCCATCGACGACGGCCTCGTGCGCGAGGGCTACAACCCGGCGACGCGCACGTACTGGGAAGAGCTGACGCGCCGCGTGGCCGCCCGTGTGGGCGACGGCGACGCGCCCGAGGCGGCCGACGCGCGGCCCAAGCGCAAGGCGCCGCCGACCGGGAACAGCCGCGAACATGCGCCCTCCAGCACCCGCAAAGAGGTGTACGTGACACCCGAAAGAAAGGCTGCTATGATGGAGGCAGGCATTTGGGATGATCCCGTCGCGCGGAACCGGATGCTTAAGGCGTATCAGACATACGACAAGCAAAGTTCGGCTCGCTGATTTTTGAAAATGGAGTGAGACAACATGACTGATGACTATTCTGATGACCGCCTGAAGAAGGACGTTGGTGCCGCTCGGCGCACCCGTGACGCAGGAGACCGTCAGGTCACCGAAAACCGCACGGTAAGCGAAGACGACCGGCTGGAAATGTTCCGCATGCAAATGTACAACGATGCACTTCCTGATTTGCCGCCCATTTCCGGCTATCATGTGTGCTGGCTCACGACGACAAACCCGCGTGACCCCATCCACCGCCGCGTCCAGCTCGGGTACGAGCCGGTCAAGGCGTCGGAAGTCCCGGGTATGGAGTATGCCTCGATCAAGACGGGCGAATGGTCCGGCCTGATCGGCGTCAACGAGATGATCGCGTTCAAGCTGCCCGAAAGCCTGTACCAGCGCTTCATGAGGGAAGCTCACTACGACGCTCCGTTGCGTGAGGAGGACAAGCTCGAAGAGACCGCGCAGATCATGCGCGAGCAGGCAGAGCGGTCCGGCAGCAGGCTGATCGAGAGTGAGGACATGCAGGAGGCGTCTCGTTACGCGCCCAAGCAGGGACTTTTTTCCTGAGCGGGCTCCACCCCACCATCTAAGGAACTAGGACATGCCCAGTACCGCATCTCCCTACGGCCTTATCCCCGTCAACCATCCGTCGGGCGTCGTTCGCCCGTTCGCGATGTCCATTGTTTCGGGGTACGCCAACAACATCTTCCAGAACCAGCCGGTCAAGATTGACACGGACGGCAATCTGGTTCCCGCCGCCGCCGGTGACGCGTTCATCGGCTCCTTTCAGGGCGTCGAGTTCACGGACAGCGACGGTCGTCGCCGCGTGTCGAACAAGTGGACCACGGGCACCGTGGCCACCGAAATCGTCGCGTACGTGACCATCGACCAGACGATCACGTACCAGATCCAGAGCAACGCCGCTCTGGCTGTGGCTGACATCGGCAAGCAGTACGACTTCTCGGCTGCCGCCGGTAACACCATCACGGGCCTGTCTTCGCAGTCCCTGAACGTGGCCTCGTCCGCCGCCAACGCCGGTCTCCGCCTGATCGGTATCGTCCCGGGCCCCGACAACAATTGGGGTGACACGTTTGTCAATGCTCTGGTTCAGATCTCTGAACACCAGAACACTGCCAACATCGCAGCTTACTAAGGAGGGCTGAGCCATGGCAATGCCAATGCGGAGTACTGACTTCCGCTCCATCGTCGAGCCGATCCTGAACGAAGAGTTCAACGGCATCTATGACCAGCGCGCTGACGAATGGTCGCAGGTCTTCAAGGAGTTCAAGGGCATCCCCCGGAACTACCACGAAGAGCCCGTGCTCTACGGCTTCGGCGCCGCGCCGGAACTGCCTGACGGCATGCCGGTCACCTACCAGTCGGGTGGTGTGCTGTTCATCCAGCGCTACCTCTACAAGGTCTACGGTCTGGCGTTCGCGCTGACCAAGGTTCTTGTCGAAGACGGTGACCACATCCGCATCGGCCAGACCTACGCGCGTCACCTCGCGCAGTCGCTGATCGAGACCAAGGAAACCCTTGGCGCCAACATCCTGAACCGCTCGTTCACCGCAGCCTATGCGGGCGGCGACGGCAAGGAACTGGTGGCGACCGATCACCCGATTGCCAACGGCACCTTCTCCAACGAGCTTTCGACGGCCGCAAACCTGTCGCAGACCTCGCTGGAGCAGCTTCTTGTCCAGATCCGCAACGCGGTGGACAACAACGGCAAGCGCATCCGCTTGACCCCGAAGAAGCTGGTCGTCGGCCCGAGCAACGTCTTCCAAGCGGAAGTCCTGCTCAAGTCGGTCCTGCGCGCCGGTACCGCGAACAACGACATCAACCCCGTCAAGTCGATGGGGCTGCTGGACGGCGGTCAGGCCAACCTCTCGCGTATCACCTCGACCACCGCATGGTGGGTCCAGACCGATGCGCCCGAGGGTCTCAAGCTCGCGATGCGTCGCGGCCTCGAGAAGAGCATGGAAGGCGACTTCGAAACCGACAGCATGCGCTACAAGGCCACCGAGCGTTACGCGTTCGGCTGGACCGACCCGCGCGGCGTGTACGGCACCCCGGGCATCTAACCGGAGGGGGCTGCTGGCAGGATCGGGGGACCCCGGTCGGAAGGCAGCCCTTCTCTTCTCTGAAAGGGAAAACAGATGTCGCAGACAACTTGGTCCGGCCCGCTTCAGTCGGGCGACAAGCCTGCTGGTGCTCCCGGGGGTCCGAACATCGGGCAGGTCTTCCTGTCGCAGACGTTTCTGATCAACTTCGACGCCACGCTGGTGCAGACCGGCTCGATCATCATGCCTGCGAACTCGCAGATCGTGGAGATCTACGCCGACACGCTCACGCCGTACAACAGCGCCACCTCGGCGACGCTGACCGTCGGCTCGGCGGCTGGCGGTACGCAGTACGTCACCTCGGTGAACGCCAAGACGGGCGGCCGCAACACGACCACCCACACGGCGGCGCAGTGCATCGCCATGGCCAACATCGGCACGAACACGACCCTCTTCGGCACTGTCACGTCCGTTGGCCAGCCGACGGCGGGTCAGGTCCGTGTCACGGTCCAGTACGTGCAGACCACGTCGCAGGACTGATGACTATCCGCTGAAGCGGTGGTATAGGGGTCGGCGTAACACCCGGCCCCTATTTCACAGAAGGAGCGCCCCATGGCGGACGCAGTTGCAAGCCAGATCCTGTTTGAGGGCGACCGCAAGGTCATCATGAAGTTCACCAACCTGTCCGATGGCACGGGCGAAGTGAAGATCGCCAAGGTGCTCCCGGCAAGCTTGGCCCCCAGCAACGCCGGTAAGGCCTGCACGGCGGTCACGATCACGAAGATCTACGCGATGACGCACGGCATGGAAGTGGCCATGTACTGGGGCGCCACCGCTGACGTGTTGATCGCCCTCGTCCCGCAGAACACCAACTACGTAGCGGACTACGAGAGTTTTGGCGGCCTGTGGAACAACGCTGGCGCGGGCAAGACCGGCAACGTGCTGTTCTCGACGGTGGACCAGACGCTGGGCGATGCCTACACGATCATCCTTGAGATGGTCAAAACATACGCGGCATGACGTACGATCCGTTCTCCGACGCGAGGGCACAGATCGACGACGGGCTCGGCCTGCGCAGCCAGCGCATGCGCCAGCCCAGCGCGCCTGTCATGCCCCAGCCTCTGGCCCGACCGACCCCGCCCACTGGCGCGCTCCCTGCAGGGCAACCCGGGCCGCAGATGCAGCAGCCGATGCAGCAGCCGATGCAGCAGCCGATGCAGCAGCCGATGCAGCAGCCCGGGCTGGGCCAGCTCGGCGCGCGGTACGGCGTTGCTCCCCCCAGCCCGGGCACGCAGATCCCGAAGCCCTTCAAGAAGGGCGGCGCCGTGTGGACGCGCAAGGAGGGCCAGAACCCCGAGGGCGGCCTGAACGCGGCGGGGCGGGCAAGCCTCAAGGCACAGGGCCACGACATCAAGCCGCCGGTCAGCGCGAAGCAGGCCAAGAAGTCCCCCAAGGCCGCCGCGCGCCGCAGCAGCTTCTGCGCCCGGATGGGCGGCATGGAGGGGCCGATGAAGGACGACAAGGGCCGCCCGACGCGCAAGGCCTTGGCCCTCCGCAAGTGGGACTGCTGACATGAGCGACAAGCCATTCTGGGACAAACCGGCCCCCGAGGATCACAAGCCCAAGAGCCTGTCGGTCAAGCGCAAGGCCAGCGCCAAGCGCCGCGCCAAGGCGGCGGGCCGACCGTACCCCAATCTCGTCGATAACGCCTTCGCGGCAAAAAAGGGCAAGTGACATGGACGACTTCAAGAACAGCACGAAGACCCAGTACGCCATGGGCGGCGCGGCTCACGCCAAGGGTGGGTCCGTGAAGGGCGCGGCCAAGGTCGCCAAGGTCATGGGCGAGTTCAAGAAGGGCGGCGCGCCGATGAAGAAGGCGCAAGGCGGCGCCGTGGCGCGCGGCAACCGCATGCAGGCCGAGGAGGCAGGCGAGAGCCGCCTCGTGCGCCGCGCTCCGCCCCGTAAGACGGCCATGACAGCCGAGGAGCGCGCCATGGCCGAGACCATTGCTCGCGGCAACCGCATGTCGGCCGAGGAGGCAGGCGAGAGCCGCCTCATGCGTCGCGGCGTCCCGGCGCACCGGGGTGAGCCGATGATCAGCCGCAAGCGTGGCGGCCTCGCCGTCATGCCCAAGGGCACGAAGTGCTGATAGGAGACTGAAACATGGCAAACGCACTCTACCCGCTGTGGAAGCAGCAACTGCTCCAGTTCACGGCGAACAACAACCTGTCGGCTGGCACCGTGAAGGTGGCCCTGATCGACACGGGCACGTACACCTACAGCGCGGCGCACCAGTTCTGGACGTCGGCCTCCGCCGCGTCGATTGGCACGCCGCAGACCATCGGCACCAAGACGTTCACCAACGGCACCTTTGACGGCGCGGACGTGACGTTCACGGCGGTGACGGGTGCCTCCGTGGAGGCGCTGATCATCTGGATCGACACCGGCACGGCGGGCACCTCTCCGCTGGTTGCGTACATCGACACGTCCGTGACGGGCCTGCCGGTCACGCCCAACGGCGGCGACATCACGATCACGTGGAACGCCTCGGGCATCTTCACGCTGTAAGCCCAGCCGGGCGGAGATTGACGCATGGCTTTGGTTGTTGCCGACCGCGTACAAGAGACGACCACCACCACGGGCACCGGCACGATCACGCTTGCCGGTGCCGTGAGTGGCTTCCAGTCCTTCGCCGTCATCGGCAACGGGAACACGACCTACTACGCCATCACCAGCGGATCCGCGTGGGAAGTCGGCCTCGGCACGTACTCCACGACGGGCCCCACGCTCGCGCGCACGACGATCCTGTCCTCCAGCGCGGCGGGCGCAGCGATCAGCCTGACGGGCACGTCGAACGTCTTCGTGACGTACCCGGCGGGCAAGTCCGTCAACGAGGACGCCAGCAACAACGTCACGCTCCCGGCCGACTTCACGGTCACCGGCGCCACGTTCCTCGGGGACGCTGCGGCGTACACGATGGGCAACACGCCCAAGATGCAGGTCAGCTCGACGTCGGGCGGCGCGTCCTCCATCAACAGCATCACGTGGGCCGCCAGCACCGCCGCGCCGCAGTACTCGTTCGGCAAGTCGCGCGGCGCCGCCAGCGGCACGCACGCGGCTGTGGTGGCGGATGACGATCTGGGCACCGTCAGCTTCTACGGCTCCAACGGCATCGGCTTCAACCGCGCGGCGTACATCCAAGCCAACGTGAACGGCACGCCCGGCGCGACCAATGTGCCGGGCCGCTTGGTCTTCTTCACGGGCACCAACGCCGCCAGCCCCATTGAGCGGATGCGGATCGACAGTTCCGGCATGACCCTCGCGACGGCGCTCACCGTGGCGAACGGGGGGACGGGTCTGACGGCGGGCACGTCGGGGGGCGTGCCCTACTTCTCCGCCGTGGGGGCGCTGTCCAGCTCGGCCCTGCTGGCCGCGAACGCCATCATGGTGGGCGGCGGCGCTGGCACGGCCCCCTCGACCATTACGACGGGCACGGGCGTCCTGACGGCGCTGGGCGTTGCCGTCGGCAGCGCGGGCTCGTTCACGGTGAACGGCGGCGCGGGGGCATTCACGACCCTGACAGCCTCGACCAGCGCGGTAATCAGCGTCAACACGTCCACCGACGCGCTTCGGATCACGCAGGTCGGCCTCGGCAAGGCTATTCTGGTCGAAGACGAAACCAACCCGGACGCCACCCCGTTCGCCATCGACAAAGATGGCAACGCGTTCTTCGGAGACCTCACCGCCTACACGATGGGCAACGCGCCCAAGGTGCAGATCAGTTCGCTCGCGGGCGGCGCGTCCTCCATCAATGCGATTACGTGGGCCGGTGCCTCCGCGACCACAGCCCCGCAATACTCGTTCGGCAAGTCTCGGGGAGCCACCGCCGGTACGCAAACGGCGGTGGTGGCCGGCGACGATCTGGGCTTCGTCAGCTTCTACGGGTCCAACGGGTCCGGCTTCAACCGTGCGGCGTACATCAAGGGGCAGGTCAACGGCACCCCCGGGGCGACCAACGTGCCGGGGCGGCTGGCCTTCTACGTCGGCACCGACGCGGCCGCCCCGGCGGAAGTCATGCGGGTGGAAAGCACCGGCGTCACCGTCACCGGCATGGGCACGTTCTCCTCCCTCGGGTGGACGGGTGTTGAATACACGGCTGCAGGCGCTGCCCTCGGACCGGCCATCGCGGACTACTTCACATCCACGATCTCGCTGGACGCGTCCAGCATCTACGACGTCGAGTGTGTCGCGTACTTCCTGAAAACCACGGCAGGAACCGCCACATGGACGTGGACGTTCAGTTCCGCGCCCGACCTGATATCCAGCTTCTACAGCTCGTCACCGCTCGTCGGGTTCATTACCTCGACCACCGGCGCGCCGATCAACGCACAGGCGGCGGCGCGTACGGCGGCGACGCTGGCCCACGCCGCGACCGGGTCGCTGACCACTGCCGTGTACCACGTCTACCGTTTCAAGGTGTTGGTGCGGACCAACCTCGCCACCACGATGCAGCTCCGCGTCACATCCAGCGCGGGGACCGTGACGCCGCAGGCAGGATCGTTTATGCGCCCCACTAAGGTGATGTAGTGGCACCCTAGTGAGCGCCCTGTGAGGGGTGGAAAGAGCGGCCCAGACCGAAGGGAGACGGCCTAAGTGTTTGGTTTTTCTTCCTTCGCGAGCACCCCCTTCGCCGCCGTCCCCTCGGCGGGTCCGACTTCGGTCACGCTCACGCCTGCGCTGTTCGTCAACAGCAACACCTTCTACGGGCCGACGGTATCGCGCGGCACGATCACGCTGACCCCGGCGCTGTTCGTCAACAGCAATGCCTTCTACAGCCCGACGGTCACCTACCGGAACACGCTGACCCCGGCGCTGTTCGTCAACAGCAACACCTTCTACGGGCCGACCGTGCTGCGCGGCACGATCACGCTCGTGCCTGCGCTCTTCACCAACAGCAACACCTTCTACGCGCCCACCGTGCTGCGCGGGACGATTACGCTTGCGCCCGCGCTGTTCGTCAACAGCAACACCTTCTACGCGCCCACCGTGCTGCGCGGGACGATCACTCTCGCGCCTGCGCTCTTCACCAACAGCAACGCGTTCTACACCCAGACGGTCACCTACCGGAACACGCTGGCCCCGGCGCTCTTCACCAACAGCAACGCGTTCTACACCCAGACGGTCACCTACCGGAACACGCTGGCGCCTGCGCTGTTCACCAACAGCAACACCTTCTACACCCAGACGGCCAGTGCCAGCTACACGCTTGCGCCTGCGCTGTTCACCAACAGCAACACCTTCTACAGCCCCACCGTCGCCATAGGGTCGATCACGCTGGTCCCGGCGCTGTTCGTCAACAGCAACACCTTCTATGGGGCCACCGTCCTTCCGGGCGGGTCTATCTCACCCGCGCTGTTCGTCAACAGCAACACCTTCTATGCGCCCGCAGTCCGGTACACGATCAACCCCGCGCTGTTCGTCAACAGCAACACCTTCTACGCGCCCACAATCCGGTACACGCTTGCGCCTGCGCTGTTCGTCAACACGAACACCTTCTACGCGCCCACAATCCGGTATACGATCAAGCCTGCGCTGTTCGTCAACAGCAACACCTTCTACGCGCCCGCAGTCCGGTACACGATAAAGCCTGCGCTGTTCGTCAACACGAACACCTTCTACGCGCCCGCAATCCGGTACACGATCAAGCCTGCGCTGTTCGTCAACACGAACGTTTTCTACCCGGCCGCAGCAACCTATCGGAACACTGTCGCGCCCGCGCTGTTCGTCAACAGCAACACCTTCTACGGGACGTTCGTCTACCTCTACCCCTTCCACCCGAACGATGTTCGCCCGGGTGGGGGAAGTGTTGTCCCCGGCCCGCGCGACCCGTTCCCGGCGGCCCCGGACGCTGCGCGGGGGGCGATGCCCGCAGCCTTCGCTCCCCGCGCGGCAATGCCCGCCCAGCCACCCTCGAACCGCACCAGCATGCCCCTCTCCTCGGGGGCCCGTCAGCCCATGCCGTTTGAGTGACATTTACACCCCCGGCGATGTTTGGTATGTCTGGCGCGCCAGAGATGCTCGCCCGGAGTGGTAAGCTGCTGCCCTGAACAAGCGAGCGCAATCTATGGCCTACTCCAACACGGTATCCCAGACGGTCTTCACGACGCAGCGCGTTATCGACAACGCCGTGCGCCGCTGCCGCATACCGGCGGAGCAGATCACGTCGGAGGCGATCAGCATCGCCAACGACATGCTGTACCTGCTGCTCTCGGATCTGGCCAATCAGGGCGTGCCGCTGTGGTGCATCCAGAAGTGCATCTACCCCCTGTACGAGGGCACGCCGACGATCACGACCTACACCGGCACGGTCGATCTGCTCAACACCAATCTGCGCACGCTGCAGGGGCTCACGGGCACCAACACAGACACCTCGACCACGCGCACGGTGGCCTTCAGCAGCGCCACGGCGGTGAGCACCGTGGGCATCCTCTGGTCCGCCGCGTCGGTCCCCGTGTCCCTGCAGCGCAGCACCGACGGCGTGAACTGGGCCATCATCCAGAACGAAGACCAGACGGCAGTCGCGGGCGAGTGGACGTGGTTCGACCTGAACAGCAGCGTCGCCACCCAGTACTTCCGTGTCGTGGCCATTTCGGGCACGCTGGGCTTCAGCCAGATCTACCTCGGCAACATGCCGACCGAGATCCCGATGGCGCGCATGAACCGCGACGACTACACCAACCTGCCGAACAAGACGTTCCAGTCCAACCGGCCTCTCCAGTTCTGGCTCGACCGGCAGGCCCAGTCGCCCGTACTGAACCTGTGGCCCGTGCCGAACGCGCAGGCGACCACGTCGCAGGTCGTGACGTGGGTGCAGCGGTACATCATGGACGTGGGCACCATGTCGCAGCAGGTCGAGGTGCCGCAGCGCTGGTACGAGGCCCTCGTGGCCATGCTGGCCGCCAAGATGGCCATGGAGATGATGGGCGTCGATCCGCAGATCATTCCGATGCTGGACGCCAAGGCGGCGCAGGCGCTGGCCGTGGCGCAGGCCGAGGAGCGCGACAACTCGCCCATCATGATCGCCCCCAACATCTCGATGTACACGAGGTAACGCCATGCCGGTCTTCCTCGACACGCAGGGCAAGAGCACTCTGGGCATCGGCATCTGCGGGCGCTGCAGCCGCAAGATGAGCCTCGACGACCTCCAGCCCGACCCGAACTATCCGGGCCTGCGCGTGTGCAAAGACGACCTCGACGAGTACGACCCCTACCGCTTGCCCGCCCGGCAGCCTGAAGTTATCGCGCTTCAGTACCCCCGGCCGGACACGCCCCTTGTCCCGTGAACACCCGGGGCGTGCTCCCCTCGGGATGTGGCAGCGCTGGCGGTGCTCCTCTCCCGCCGCCAGCGCTGTTCGATTGAAGGATACCCCCAATGGCAACCGTTAAGATCTCCGCCCTGCCGCCCGCCGCCCTCCCGCTGGGGGGCACCGAGTTCCTCGAGCTGGTGCAGGGCGGCGTCAGCGTCAGGGCGCCCTCGAGCGCCGTGGCGGCCTCGTACGCCACAGACGCGGCCAACGTGCTGCCTGTGACGGCGGGCGGCACCGGCTTGACCGGTTACGTTACGGGTGACATGGTTTACGCAACTTCGGCAACGTCGCTCTCTGCCATCGCGGCGGGCGGCGCAAACAAGGTGCTGCTTTCAACCGCCTCAGCGACCTTCACCGCCAGTATTTCCAGCACGACGATGGTTGTCACGCTTGTCTCTTCGGGGGTTCTCATCCCCGGCATGGTCCTGAGCGGTGTCGGCGTCACCGGCGGAACGACCATCGTCGAGCAGCTCACAGGCACGACGGGCGGCGCGGGCACCTATGAGGTGAGCATCGCGCAGAGCGCCTCGTCGGTTGTCATGACCGGCATCAACTCAACCGCCCCCGCGTGGGGCGTGGTGGACCTTACGGCTGCCGTCACGGGTGCCTTGCCCGCCACCAACGGAGGCACGGGCCAGTCCTCCTACTCGGCGGGCAATATGCTCTACGCAACGGGGACAGCGGCCCTCGGTGTGGTGCCGCCCTCCCCCGCCACTGGTGCGGCGTTGCTGGCGGGCGCAAGTGCGTCTTTCACGGGGACCATATCCAGCACGACGTTGACTGTGAGCGCGGTGGCCTCTGGCCTTGTCACATCCGGCATGGCTCTCGCGGGCTCCGGCGTCTCCGGCGGCACCACCATCACCGGGCAGCTCACCGGCACGCCGGGTGGCGCGGGCACTTACTCAGTGAGCATCAGCCAAACCGTCGCGCCAGTCTCCATGACCGGCAGCACTTCGGCGACCACACCCACGTGGGGCTATGTGGGCGTCGCGGGGGGCGGCACCGGCGCCGGTACGCTCACCGGCTACGTTAAGGGCAACGGCGTCTCGGCCATGACAGCCAGCCCGACGGTCCCCTTCCTCGACTTGGCGGGACGCGCGCAGATCAACGCCAGCAGCACCTTGGACCAGACGGGCAGCACGTCAACCGCCACGGCCTTCACGATGAACACCGGCACCACCGGCACGGGCATCACCGTCAACGCCAGCACCCAGATCACCTTCACGGCTGCGGGCACGTACATGCTCAACCCGTCGATCCAGTTCAAAAACACAGACGCAGCGGACCACACCGCCACTGTCTGGTTCAGGAAGAACGGGGTCGATATCGCCAACTCGGCCAGCGTCGTCTCCGTACCCAAGGCGGCTGACGGGGGCGTCACGGTCCTCACGGTGTCTATCATCGAGGCGGTCACGGCGGGCCAGTACATCGAGGTCATGTGGCTGGTGTCCAACGTCGCCGTTACGGCCGACGCCACGGCGGTGGGCGCCATCGCCCCCGCGATCCCGTCCATCATCGTTCCCGCACTGAGGATCGCATAATGATCGAGCAGCTCATCAGCCGCGTCTTCTACGCGCGCAACGTCGCCCACTTCGAGCACTGGCGCACGACCGGCGCTGGCAGCTTTGCCAAGCATCAGGCGCTGGGCAGCTTCTACGACGAGGTCATCGACGCCATCGACACGCTCGTGGAGGCCTATCAGGGCGCGTACGAGCTGATCGGCAACATCCCGGCACCGGAGGCCACCAAGGGCGACGTGCTCAAGCTGCTCGAGGCGGACGCCGACTGGATCGAGAAGAACCACGAGAGCATCTGCCGGGGCAATCGCGCCGTGGCCAACCTCGTTGACGGCGTGACGGGGGTGTACCTCAGCACGATCTACAAACTGCGCAACCTGAAGTAAGCGGGGACGACGGTGGACTACCAAGTGCTTTTCAACATCCTTGTTGGCATGGTCGGTTTCCTCGGAGGCTGGGTCTTGAACAACCTGTCGAAGGCCATCGAGCGGCTGGACGCGGACGTGCGCGAGATGCCGAAGCAATACGTCTCCAAGGAAGACTGGAAATCGGCTATGAGCGACATGAAGGAAGAGATGCGCGCCGGTCTCACCAAGATCGACAACACGCTGAACACGATTTTCAGCAAGCTGGACAAGAAGGAAGACAAGAGCTGATGCCCGCCCTCGGACCCGTCCGTTTCCTCACCGTACACTGCGCGGCCACGCCCGAGGGGCGGCATGTGACGCACGAGCAGATCACCGAGTGGGACAAGGCCAAGTTCGGCCAGACGTCCTACCACTGGGTCATCGAGCTTGACGGCTCCATGCACCGCACGCTGCGCGATGACCAGAAGGGCGCGCACGTCGGGGGCGCCAACACGGGCAACATCGGCATCTGCTACATCGGCGGGGTGGACAAGAACATGAACCCCAAGGACACGCGCACCCCCGCGCAGAAAAAGTCGCTCCTGACCCTCATTCGGACGTATAAGGAGCGCTACCCCACCCTGCTCATTCGCGGGCACCGCGACTGGCCGGGCGTCAAGAAGGCCTGCCCCAGCTTCGACGTCGATAGCTGGCTCGCCGAAACAGGAGACTGACCATGTTTGCGAACATTCTGCAAGGCAAGAAGACGTACGCGGCGGCGGTGACCATTATCGGTCTGGCCGTGGCCAAGCATTTCGGCATCGCGGTGCCGGAAGAAGTGTGGCTGATCCTCGGCGGCCTTGGCCTTGGCTTCCTGCGCAACGCCGTCGAAAAGTGACTATCTAGGAGAAGCGGCCCATGGCCACGAACATGACCTTCGCGACGCTCAAGGAAGACGTCCAGCGCTATCTGGAGCGGGGCTCGTCCTACGCGAGCGACCCGGTCGTGTTCGAGCAGATCCCGCGCCTGATCAACCTCGCGGAGCGGCGTATCGCCCGCGAGCTGAAGGTGCAGGGCTTCATCCACGTCGTGAACGGCACAATGGCGGTCGGGCAGTCGGTGTACGACAAGCCCGACCGCTGGCGCGACACGATCTCGATCAACTTCGGCACCGGCCCCACCCTGTCGCAGCGCACGCCGCTCTTCACGCGCTCGTACGAGTACTGCCGCTCCTACTGGCCGGACGAGAGCCAGACCGCCCAGCCGCTGTTCTACAGCGACTACGACTACGACCACTGGCTCTTTGCGCCCACGCCGGACGTGGCATACCCGTTCGAGATCCTGTACTACGAGCTGCCGCCGCTGCTGGACGATGTCACCCAGACCAACTGGCTGACCGAATACGCGCCGCAGTTGCTGCTGTACGGGACACTGCTGGAGGCGACGCCGTTCCTCAAGAACGACGAGCGCATCACGACGTGGCAAAACTATTACGACCGGGCGGCAGGTATGCTAAACGGCGAAGACCTCGCCAAGATCCTTGACCGCGCCACCATGCGCAGCGAAGCATAAGGGAACCTTCGATGTCCTATACCTCGGTCTTTGGCGGTACGACGATCTACCCCTCGGACGTGTCGTACCTGCCGCTGGCGCTGGCGACTGACACGACGCTGGAGTGGCCGCTTGAGGCCTCGGGCGACGTCACGGTCGCGGCGCGCATCATCGGCGTCACCCCGGCCAGTGCCGGGCTCAGCGTGATCATGCCGGACGCGACGCGGACAGGCCCCGGCCAGAGCGTGCTGTTCAACAACATGGGCGGCACGCACAGCTTCCTCGTCAAGGACGACGCGGGCGGCACCCTCGCGACGGTCGCGAGCGGCACGCAGTGGCAGATCTACCTCACGGACAACGCGACCGCCGCCGGTACGTGGGAGGTCTACCAGATGGGCGCCTCCACGGCGACCGTGCAGGCCTCCGCGCTGGCCGGGCCCGGCCTGACCGTCGTGGGCGCCCAGCTTGCGCAGTCGGCGCTTTTTTCGGAGTTCACGACCCACCTGTCGCCCACCGTCTCCAACCGCGCCACGACGTACGTCTATACGGGCCCCGGAGCTTCCACAGTCTCGCTTCCGACCGCCGCTGCGGTGGGCAACACGTTCTTTTTCCGCATCCGCAACCAAGGCGGCGGCGTCCTGTTGGTCAGCCCGGCGGGCGCGGACCTCATCAATGGTGGGGTGGGGCTCACCCTTGCGCCCGAAGACAGCGCCATGATCATCTCCGACGGCGATGCCAAGTGGTACACGGTCGGCCTTGGGCAGAACGCGGAGTTCACCTTCGACTTCGTCAGCATCCCTGTCCCTGCGGCGGGCGGCGTGTACACGCTTAGTGGCTACGAGTTGAACCGCATCGCCTACCGCTTCACGGGCACCTTGACCTCCAACGTCGTTATCGTCGTGCCCGACACGGTGCAACAGTACTGGGTCAACAACCGCACGACGGGCGCCACCCTCTCGGTGGGCACCGTCTCGCAGGTCGTGCCGGTGCCGGTGGCCACGAACTCCAGCGCCATTCTGTACTGCGACGGGACGGAAGTCGTGCTGGGCGACAGCAGCACGCTGGAGGTGCCTCTCGGCGTGGGGCAGGGCGGCACAGGGGCCACTGCGGCCTCTGGCGCGCGCGCCAACATCGGCATCTCGGCCTACTCCGACCCGCTGGTCACTGCGGCGGACGCCCCGTCCGCGCAGGCCGTACTGTTTCCGGCCCCGATCACCGACGGGCAGATGCTGATCGGCAACGCCGCGACGCCCGGCTTCGTGCAGGCGACGCTGACGGGCGGCACGGGCATCAGCGTGGTCAATGGGCCCGGCACGGTCACCATCGTGAACACCGGAACCCCGGCCCCCGGCAGCGTCTACTCGGAGATGTTTTCGGGAACCGGCGCGCAGACCGCTTTCACGCTGGCGTACCCGCCGATCAACGAGGCCAACACGCAGGTATACGTCAGCGGCGTATACCAGCAGAAGAACACGTACAGCCTCACCGGGGCGGTCATCACGTTCAACGTCGCCCCTGCTGCGGGCACGAACAACATCGAGGTGGTCGTCATTCAGGTGGTGCCCCTTGGCACGACGAACGCCAATCTGGTCAACTACACCTCCACCAGCCCCGGCGCGGTGGCGGGCACGGTCCAGACCAAACTCGAGCAGACCGCGTCTGTGCAGGACTACGGCGCGGTCGGTGACGGCGTGGCGAACGACACGGCGGCCTTCCAAGCGGCCATCGACGCGGCCTACGCCGCTGGTGGCGGGACCGTGGTCGTGCCCGACGGCGTCTACATGATCTACAACACGCTGGCGATGAAGTCGAACGTCACCGTCTCCTGCGCGGCTGGCGCCATTGTCGATTTCGTCAACACGCCCAGCGGCACGACCGGCATCGCGTTCACGGGCACTGCGGGCGCTGAGTTCGCCTTCTCGGTGGCGAAGACAACCGGCGACACCACCCTCTCGCTGTCAGGCTCGCCCACGTTTGCGGCGGGCGATCTGGTCCACCTCGTGGCCGTCCGCAACTCGCTGTCCCGCGTGGACGCCGGTGTCTGGTGGCTGGGCGACGGAACGGCCAGCCTGCCCTACGCGTACTTCGGCGAGTTCAACTTCATTCAGGCCAGCAGCGGCGGCGGGGTGTACTCCCTCGCCAAGCCCATTCTCTTCCCCGGCTACAACGTCACTGCGGCTGGCGAAACGGAAACCCTGCGCACCACTTCTGCGGCGCAGAAGATCACGCCGTGCGAAAACGCGCATTGGGTCGGCGGCACGCTGAAGCGCAACGCGAGCGGTGCCGACCTGACCCTCGGGACGTGGGCGTACAACTGCACGGTGCGAGACTGCACTATCCTGCGCGGCAGCGTGCAAGGCACATCGGTGGTGTGGACTGCGTCCTTCCAGTGCGAGGGGCGGAACATCATCCACCGCAACGACCCGACGCTGGCGTGGAACTACGCCACGATGCACGCCAAGTACAACCGCTTCAAGACCATCGGCTCGCAGGACTGCGGCTTCGTGGGCCTGAACGAGAGCTACGGCGCGCAGTCCGTGGACTTCACGTACGGCGGCTCGCTGCTGTTCTGCAACACCCGCAGCTACTGCCGCGACGGCGAGTTCTCGCACTGCTACGAGGAGCTGACGTCGCACCCCGGCTGCTACCAAGAGCAGTTCAAGGACAACCGGATCCTCGACTGCAACTCAGACGGCATTACCGTGCGCGGCTACGAGCCGGAGGTCACGGGCAACCTCGTGACATCCACGTACCAGTGGACGACTGAAGTCCCGACTTCGGCCACCTTCACGGGGGTCATCTCGGGCTTCAACCTGACGGTTTCGGCCCTCTCCGGCACTGTCGTCATTGGCGCTAGGGTAACCGGCGTGGGGGTTGAGGAGGGGACCACCATCTCGGCTCAGACCTCGGGTCCGGCGGGCGGCGCGGGCGTGTACGTCGTCAACATCAGCCAGACAGTTGCTTCGACGGCCATGGAGGCCGATCCGGCAGACAGGACGTACGGCATCGTGCTGGCCTACGGTGGCCCGCGCCGTGGCACCGTCAGGGACAACACCGTGCGCGGCTTTGCGTACGCCTTCGCGGTGCTGGGCAGCGCCACCGCCCAGTGGTACTGGACGGACTGCCTCCTCGGCATCTGCGGGAACGAGGTGTCCGAGTGCTACGCGGCCCTCTGGACCAACTTCTCCTCCGCGAGCAATCCTGTCACCTTCACCGGGACCATCTCGGGGACGACCCTCACCGTCGCTGCCAGCCCGGTCCCCACCGGCGTCATCAGGATCGGACGGGCAGTCGTCGGGTCCGGGGTGACGAGCGGCACCACCATCGTATCCCAGACCTCTGGCACGACCGGGGGCGCGGGCGTGTACGTCCTCAGCGCGTCCTCGACTGTTGCCGCGCCGACGGTCATGAACACGGTTGACAACAGCCTGCGGTACATCCGCTATGACAACAACGTGCACTCGTACTTGGCCCGCTTTGTCGCCGAACTGGGCACTTACAGCGCCGGGGTGTCTATCACCAACAACGTCATGCACGGCGAGTTCAGGTACACGGGCGGGGGCTCCTACGTCGCCTTCGTGTACACGAGCAACAACTGCCCGGCGCTGACCGTCACCGACAACACGTGGCTGCGGCCGAAGGGCTCAAACTCGGGCAAGACCAAGTACTTTGTGTCCGTCGCGTCGGTCTCTGACTTGGTCACGTATCCCGAGGCGGCTTGGGCCGCGCAAACCAACGTCAGCAACAACTACGCCACGTTCGTCAGCGACGCCCTCTTCGTCCCGACGAGCATCGGCGGGGGCTTTGTGCAGAGCGTCAACAACCCCGACGGCAACTACACCAGTGTGACGGCGTCGAGCACGATGACGGTCGTCCCCTCGCCGAGCCGCATCTACTCGGCCATCGTCAACACGGGCACCGGCGGCGGCAATCTGGACCGCATCAACGCGGCGGCAAACTGCGTCCTGCAGACGGGTGACATCCTCTACCTGCGCAACTTCGCGGTCGGCAACCCCACGCTCATCCGCGACATCGCGACGTCTGGCACCGGGAACATCCAGACGCCGGGGAACACGTCAATCACGATCTCATCGGCGGTGTCGGTGCTGACGCTGATGTACACCGGGACCAACTGGTCCGTCGTCACCGACACGCTCTCGTGACGGGCTGAGGTAGGGGCCCCGCATGGCTGAAGAGATCATCACCCGCGTAATGTCCCAGCCGGGCATCAAGCGCGACGGCACGCGCTTGGAGGGCGGGGCGTACGTGGACGGCACGTGGTGCCGCTTTCAGCGCAGCCTGCCGCGCAAGATCGGCGGCTACCGCGTGGCCAACCGCTACCTGAGCAGCGTGGCGCGTACGCTGCACGGCTACACCATCGACCAACTCACGTACGTCCACGCCGGGTCGGCCTCCGCCATCCAGCAGCTCACCATCGACGGCACCTACAACACCTCGAACATCATCAACCGGACGCCCACCACACTCGCGCAGAGCAGCGCCAACCTGTGGCAGTTCGACGTGGACACCGCCGGTGGCTCGGGCCTGCAGCTCATCGCGCAGGTGGCGCCGAACCTCAACTGCATCTGCAACAGCGCGGGCGGCCAGCTCTTCTACGGCGACGCCTTCGGCTCTGGGCCTCTCGCAGAGGTCACCAACCTCCCCGGCAATGCAAGCATCACCGGCGGCGTCGTGGCCCTGCACCCGTACACCGTGGCTTTCGGCAACGACGGCTACGTCATGTGGTCCGTGCCGAGCGACCCCACCGATTTCATCAATTCCGGCGCGGGCAATGCGTACGTCACCGGGCAGAAGATCGTGCGCGGCATGCCCCTGCGCGGTGGCCCCGGCAACAGCCCCTCGGGCCTGCTCTGGTCGGCCGACAGCCTGCTGCGCATGACGTACGTGGGCGGCACGCCCGTGTTCCAGTTCGACACCATCTCGGCCCAGTCGTCGATCCTGTCGGCCCAGTCCGTCATCGAGTACGACGGCATCTTCTACTGGATCGGCACGGACCGCTTCCTGTCGTTCAACGGCGTCGTGCGCGAGATCGAGAACAACCTCAACCTCAACTTCTTCTTCGACAACCTCAACTACGCGCAGCGCCAGAAGGTGTTCGCGATGAAGGTGCCGCGCTTCGGCGAGATCTGGTGGTGCTTCCCCAAGGGCGACAGCCCGGAGCCGAACCACGCCGTGATCTACAACGTGCGCGAGAATGTCTGGTACGACACGGCGCTGCCCGAGGACGGGCGCGCGGCGGGCCTGTTCCCGACGATCTTCCGCAAGCCGCTCATGACGGGCGTCCTTGGGGATCCGCAGCCCATCAGCACGCGCATCACGCAGGCGGACGACACGCGCGTCACGGAGAACGACGTGACCCGCATCACGGAGGAGAGCGGCGTGCCGCTCTACAAGCTGTGGGTCCACGAGGTCGGCGTTGACGCCATTGACGGGCAGCTCATCTACCCCATCCAGTCCTACTTCGAGACGGCGGACATCTCGCTGCCAGTCGATCAGGGCGTCAACCGGGCGCTGCAGGTGCTGGTGATGGAGCCCGACTTCGTGCAGTCCGGGGACATGACGGTCGATGTGCGTGGGCGCGCCAACGCCAAAGCACCGGAGGTGAACAGCGCCCCGCTGACCATCTACAAGAACCCGCCGACGCCGCAGGATCAGACGATCCGCTTCAAGGAGCAGCGGCGCCAACTGCGCTTCCGCTTCGAGAGCAACACGCTCGGCGGCGACTACCAGATGGGCCACACCATCGTCCACATGCAGCCCGGCGACGGCACGGTGATCGGATGATCGACCCCCACGGCATGACATTGCTTCAGTGGGCCGATGCGGTTATACTGTCCAACGGTGACGCTTGGTCCTTCGGACGCCTTGTCGATGAAAACGACTGGCAGCGGTGGGCGGCAGGTTTTGTACGCGCGCAGCCCTTTGCGCAGCGCAACCCACCAAACCCGTTTCAGTTCACCGATTGGCGAGAGTGGGCCATGCGAGCGTACCCTATGCTTGAAGGACAAGGTTGATGGCGCTGTCTCCCCTCCAGCAGGCTGCTTCGCAGGCTCCCCGTACGGCGGCGTACGAGGTGCCAAACTGGCTGCAGTACGGCAACGGCACCGGCGCTACTGGCCCTGACGGCGGCAACAAGGTCGGCCTGTACACCAACCAAGGCAAGTACACGCTCTACGACAACAGAACCGGAAAAGTTCTTGCGGAGGGCAGCAGCCCCGAAGAGCTGAAAAACATCTCGGACATCATCACCGGCACCCTCGTCCCGCAGGGCAATGACGCAGATTGGCGCTTGTACAGCTCCAACCCGGTTGTCCAAACTCGCCCGCACCGCGAGTTCCTCGGCGGCGGTGAGGGGCCTCTGAAGCTGGACGGAAACCCGTTTGGGGATGTGATACAGGGCTATAACGACCTGTCCACGCCCGGCGACCCGCGCGGCACGGTTATCGCTGGCGACATGCCGAACAACCTCTTCAAGGACATGATCCTGCCCCTGTTGGCTGTCCCGGCAGCAACGGCGGGCGCCTATTTCGGCGGCAACGCGCTGCTCGGCGGGCTGGGCGGCGGTGGAAGCACCGGCGCCGCCGGTGCCGCTGGGGCTGGCAGCGCGGGTGGCGCAGGCGGTGCTGTGGTCCCCGGTGCCACGCTCGGCGCTGGCGGGGGCGGGGGCGGTGTTGGCGGCGCTGGCGCTCTCGGGGGTGTTGGCCTCGGCACCAGCACTGCGGGCCTCACGCCTATCGTTGTCCCCGGCATAAAGGGCGGTCTCACCTTCGCGCAGACGCTCGCGGGGATCGCGCCCGGTGTGGGCATCCCCGGCGCGACAGCCGCGCTGGGGGGCGGCACTGGCGCAGGTACTGGTGCTGGTGCAGGCACTTCGGTCACCGCCAGCCCCGTCGATCAAATCGTCGCAACTGGCGTGAAAGGCCTGAGCATCACGCCTGCGGAAATCGCGGCGATCATAGCGGGCGGAAGCATCCCGGCCACCGCCGGTGTCGGCTCTGGTGCTTCCACCGGCGCGACTTCCACCGGCGGCCAGCCGGGCACTGTGGGCCCGAACGGCGAGATCGTGGTGTCCGCTGGCGGCAAGCCGATAAACGTGGTTGACGCCTTCATAAACGGATCGCTCACCTCGGCACAGATCGGCGATATCGCCAACCAACTTGCCAATCAGCCGGGCCCCAGTACGCCAAACTCCACGAAGCCCCCCAAGACCACCGTCGGCGATATCATCGACTACATGCGGCTCGCGGGGATGGGCATCGGTACGCTGGGCAATCTTTTTGGCGGAGGCGGGCAGCCGGTCAAGTACACCGGAACCGGCGTCGGCAACCCGATCTTCGACGCCGATCTCCCGCCGCCCTCGCTGCCGGGCGGCGTCAGCAGCATGACCGCGCGCCAGATGCCCGAGCAGAACTGGCACGAGTACGGCTTCCACCCGGAGCAGAGCTTCTTCAACACCTCGGCCCCCGGCTACGTGCCGGAGCCCGGCAAGACGCCCGGCATGGCGCGCGGCGGCGACTTCGCCGTGAGCGGACCGGGCGACGGGCGCAGCGACAGCATCCCCGCCCGCCTGTCGGACGGGGAGTACATCATGGACGCGGAGACCGTGGCCCTGCTCGGCAACGGCTCGCCCAAGGCCGGGGCCCAGCGCCTCGACGACTTCCGGGTCAACGTCCGCAAGCACAAGGGCCGCAACTTGGCCCAAGGCAAGTTCAGTGTTAAGGCCAAGAGGCCAGAGGCATACATGGCAGGGGGCCGCACGTAATGGCTACTTCACAGTTCTTGGTTGACGGGAAGGTGCCCGCAGGTTCCGCCGTAACGTCTACCACCAGCGAGACGACGCTGCCTCCTTTTGCCGTCAATTCGGCGATGCAGTTGCTGGCAAACCAGATGGCGTTGCTGAACACGCCTTACCAGCCGTCGCCCATCCCGTCAGTGGCACCCTTCACCGAGACGGAGCGCCTCGGCCAAGGCATGACCAAGACGGCTGCCGGGGCGTACCAGCCGGGCCTCAACGCCGCCATGGGAACCGTGGGCGCGGCGGCAGCCGGGCCGGGTGCGCTGACGGCCGCCAACCCGTACTTCCAAGCCGGGGCGAACACGTCCGTGTCGAACATCGGCGCGTACATGAACCCGTACACCGAGAACGTGGTCAGCCGCATCGCCGAGCTGGGCGGGCGAAACCTGTCCGAGAACATCATGCCCGCCATTGAGGGCCGCTACATCGGCGCTGGCCAGCTTGGCGGCCCGACGCGCGGCGGCGGCCTGTCTGCCGCGCCCTCGGGCATGCTCACGGACACGGCGCGCGCCGTGCGCGACACCAACGCGGACATCGTCGGCAAGCAGTACGAGGCGCTCAACTCCGGCTACAGCGGCGCGCTGACGGCGGCGGGCAACGACCTCAACCGCCTTGCCTCCATCGGCTCGAACGTGGCCGGTGCCGCCAGCGCCGAGATGCGCGACCGCACGGCGGCGGGCAGCGAGATGGCAAACCTCGCGGCGCTGTATCAGTCCCTCGGCCTGACGGGTGCCAACGCCGTCACGGGCGTAGGCGAGGCCGAGCGGAACATGAACCAGCGGAACCTTGAGGCGGCTGAGGCTGACCGGCTGCGCCAACTGGGCCACCCGCAGGAGCAGATCGACGCTGCGGTCGCCACGCTGCGCAACATTCTGCCTGCGGTGCCCACGAGGGTTTCGAAGGAGGGCATTGAGCCGAACTCGGTACCCACGACCAGCACGATGCAGGATATCGGCAGCGGCCTTCTCGGCGGCGCGGCTTTCCTTCAGAAGGCCAGAGAAATGGGCTATTCTTTCTGATGCCCAGCCGCTTTACCGCCGACGAGTGGGACGACTACGTCCGCGCGAACTTCGGGACCATCCCCGAGGCGGAGGAGTGGCGCAACGCGAACGGCGTGTCCGTTGAAGGCATGCCGGAGCCGGTGTATACTGGCGGCCTCTCACAAGGAACGAGTGCCATGGACCCCGAAGACGAAACCGAGCTGCCGCTCCCCGGCGCGCTTCCGTTCAAGAACGTGGGCGAGTGGTCGCAGGAAATGCGGGGCCTGTCGGCGGAGGAAGCCCAGTACGGCAAGACGCAGGAGAGCGAGCGCAAGCGGCAGTACGACGCGGCGCGCGAGGCGATCCTCGAGCGGCGCTTCGGCCCCTCTGCCTCGGAGCAGTTGTTCGCCCTGTCCGCCGCCATCGGCGCCCCGATGATCCGCCCCAGCTTCGGCGGCGTAATGCGCAACGTAACCTCGTCTCTGGCGGACTTCAACAAGGCCAAGCGCGAGGCCGAAATGTCCCGCGCCGACGCGCTAGCGGCTCTCGAGCAGTCGTACATGGGGGCCAACACCGCCGCTAAGATGGCCGAGTTCAAGGCGCGCCGCGAGGCCATGGCCCCGATGGGCGCGGTGCTGGCGCGCGCCGCCGAGGGCAAGCCGAGGCGCACTGGCTTCAACCCGGTGACCGGCACGCTGGTCTACATGGACACCGGCCAGCCTGTCGAGCAGGCAAGCCTGCCTGTTCTCACGGTAGAGCAAGTCGCAGAGATGTCGCGCGACCCTCGCAATCGTGGTATGCGGTTCCAGACCCCTGATGGCCGCCCGATGGAGATTATGTGATGGCTGATCCGTACTCTCGGTACGCCCGCCCGGTGAGCGCCGCTCCCACAACCAAGGAGCGCGCGGCGGAGCAGGACGCCGCCATTCGCGCAGCGCAGCTTGCCAAACTGCAGCAGGATTACGCGCGCACGGACAAGACACCCATCCCGCAGCCTACCCAACCCCGGGAGACGCCGCAGGAGAAGGGGCGCAGCGCGTATCTGGGCGAGATTGGCACCGCCACCGCCAAGATCGACATGAACATGCCCAAACTCGAGCAGGCGGCGCGGCGCGCCCTTCGCGAGGGCGCGGATCTCGTGAAGCACCCCGGCTTTACGGCGGCCACCGGCCTGCCCAATCCGTTCAAGGGCGGTTTCGGCCTTTTCACCGTTCCCGGCACCCCAGCGCGCGGTTTCCTCAACCGGCTGGAGAAAGTTAAGAGCGGGGCGTTTCTGACCGCGTTCGAAAACCTCAAGGGCGCGGGCGCCATCACCGAGACGGAGGGCGCAAAGGCCACGGCGGCTATGGCCGCAATGGACGCCGCCACCTCGGAAAGCGACTTCAAGGCCGCGCTGCAGGACTATCTGGACGTAATCGCGACGGGCTACAACACGGCCAAGACGCAAGTGCAGCGTGGCCGCGCGCAGATCGGCGCGGCCGATGCCAACCCGTTCTCGTACGAGAGTGTCTTGGCGGAACAGCGCCGCCGCGCTGCTGCGCGCACCAAGGGGCGGTAACACATGGCACTTCCCCCGCTCACGCCCGAAGAAGCGCCGACTGATCCGCTGACCGGCCTGACCGATGAGCAACTGCAAGCGCTGGCAGAAGCGTACGCGGCTGCGGGTGAGGGACAGCCGGAAACCGCACCCGTCATCACCGCGCCCCCACCTGAGATGTCTGCAGGCCAGATGCTGGCTGGCGGCGCGCGCGAGCTGGCGGGCGGCGCGATGTTCGAGTTTGCGGACGAGGCCGAGGCTGCGGCCCGCGCCCCGTTTTCGTCGGACGATTACGACACGATCCTGCGCCGCATCCGGCAGAACCGCGCCCAGTTCTCGGAGTTGTACCCCGCCGCGTCTCTCGGCCTCAACGTCGCGGGTGGCATCGGGTCTATGTTCGTGCCCGGCGCCAATGTGCTGGGCCGCGCGGTGCAAGGCGCGACGGGGATCAGCAAGATCGCCTCTCCTGTGGGGCGTGTGGCCGCCTCTGGCGCTGTTGGCGGTGGATTGGCTGGCGTCGGCTCGGGGGAGGACATGGGCCAGCGGGTGCTTTACGGCGCTGCGGGCGCGGGCATGGGCGCAGGCATGGGCGCGGGTTTCTTCGGCGGAGCAAAGGGTGCCCAGTTTTTGGGCGACGTGTTCAGAGCCAAGCGCGGGCAAATGGAGCCCGACGAGGCCGCGCAGTACGCCGCCGGTATCATCAACCGCCGCATGGCGGACACAGGTCTCAGCCCCGACGCCATGCGCGACTTGGCAGAACTGTCCGCGCGCAACGGCGTGCCGTTCAACCTCGGCACGGCCAACCCGGAGCTTGCCCGCCTCACCGAGACCGTCGTGCAGACCCCCGGGGGCGCACAGGGCCAACTCGCGCAGCAGTTGCTGGAGCAGCAGGTTGGTTCCCCTGCGCGGGTGCAGCAGCGCATCCAGCAGAGCATCCCCACGCCGGACTACTTCGCCAGCGAAGAGAAAATCCTGAAGACACTGCAGGACAACGCCAAGGTTGCATACGGCGCGGTCAACGACATCGAGATACGCGACCCCGTTATCATGGACATCCTCAGCGCGCCCGACATCAAGAGCGCGTATGCCGACGCCCTCGCCAACGTGGAGCGCGAAAAGGTGGCGGCCAAGCTTCGCGGTGAAGACCCCGAGCAGTACTCGCTCCGCAAGGTGTTTGAACCCATCCTTGACGCCGAGGGCTCGCTGGTGGGTCTCGGTGACACGCCGACCACGATACCGGACATCAAGACGCTGAACCAGATCAAGATTGCGTTGGACCGCCGGATCGGCGGGCTTTACAGCGCAGGCAGAGGCGGCGACGCCACCGCCCTGAAGAGCGTGCGCAACGCCTTTGTCAATCGTCTTGATAAGGTGGGGCCGCCTGAGTACCGCGCCGCGCGCCAGCAGTACAAGGGCGACATCGAGATCAAGGAGGCCCTTGAGGCCGGTCGCGACGCGAACAAGATGCGCTGGCAGGAAGTCAACAAGTTCACGCGCGAAGCCAGCCCGGGCGAGCTTCAGGCCTTTCGCACAGGCTACGTGCAGCGCCTGATGCAGGGCTTCGAGGACACCTCCCGCCGCCGTAATTTTGCGAAGGAGATCATTGACAACGCGGGGCAGCGCAAGAAGCTGCAGGCGGTCATGGATCCGGGTGAGTTTCAGGTGTTCGAGGCGGCCATGCGGCGCGAGGCTGACCTGTTCGACACGATCTCGCGCACGACTGGCGGCAGCCAGACGGCGGGCCGCTTGGCCGCGCGTGCGGATATCGACGAGCAACTGGCGTCCGGCAACATTGAAGCCGCAGCCAGCTTGCTGATGAACCCGACGCCGGGCAACATCGCCATGAAGGCGCTGCGCATCGCGTCTGGCATGCGCAACGCCAACGTGTCGCGGGCGACGTACACCCAACTCGCGCGGATCCTGCGCGCCGGTACGCCGGACGAGGTCAATGCCGCGCTGCGCCAGCTTGAGGAGGCCATGCCCGCGCAGCAGGCCGCAGATGCCGCGATGGAGCGGGGGGTCACCAAGAGCGGCGTGGGCGCCGGTATGGTGCTGGCCCCGTCGCCTGAACCGGAGGGCGAGACGCTGCCCGAGATCGACGAACTGCGGGTGCCGGACCTCGAAGGAGACTACATGTCCGAGGGGTTGAGCGCGATGCCCGCAGGTCCGCAATCTGCCGGGGGTCCGAGCGGGCAGGGCGCCACCGGCTTTTACGCTGCGCTAGACCGTATCTTGCCGGACTGGGACACCATGATGGGCGATGGGAGCCTCCGAGGGCCCAGCGGTGTGCTGTCTGGGGAGAGCGTCGCCAAGGCGCTTGGCATCCCGATGGAGGCGTTGCTGACGTTCGCGGGAGGGGGGCGCTGAGCCATGGCTGACACCTTCGAAGCCGATCTGCAGGCGTGGGTGGACGCGCAGCCCGAGGGGGCTATCGACCCCGACAAGTACGCTGCGGCCGCAGCGCGCATCGGCAAGAAGTACGGCATCGAAGACACGCCGGAGAACCGCACGTACTTCCGCGACTTCGCGGTAAAAGAGTACAGCAGCCCGGGCGAGAGCGTGTGGCAGGCCGCCCGCGCGGACCCCGTCATGCGCAGCGCCGCGCCTTCGTTCTCCGAGACGCAGTCTGTGCCCCTTGCAGAAGGCTACCAGCAGGCGAACTTGGACATGCTGGCCCGCATGCCGCGCGGCAGCACAGACCCCGAGGCATACGCCACCGCCCGCGAGGATCTGGACCGGAAGTACGGCTACGCGGTTACGCCGGAGCAGCACAAGGCCTACGTTGACTGGGCGTCCAAGTACTACAACGACCAATCGCGCGGCCTGAACGTCTCGGTGCCTGATCCGACGGCGCCGCTGACGGGCGTGGACTACGCCCGCAACCAGATCATCGCCGACCCCATGGGTGCGGCTCTTGCGAGTTATGCCAACGCGCGCCGCTTTGGGGGCACTGAGCTTCTCCTCGACCTCGGGGCGCGCTACGGCCTTAACGCCCCAGGCCAGATGGACGCGCTCTCCGAAGCAAACCCGTACACCGCCATGGCTGGCGACGCCCTTGGCATGGTGGGCGCGGCCAACCAGCTCGGTCGCATCGGTGCCGACTTGGCCGGGCGTTACGCGCCGATGTTGCTGCGCGGCGGCCGGGGCGCCGACGGGCTCCGCATGGCGGCGGTGGACGCAGCCTACGGCGGCGCGCGCGGCGCGGTCACGTCGCCCGAGGATCCCCTCATGGGGGCCGTCGAGGGCGCGGCGGAGTTTGGCTTGCCCACGTTCGGATTGCAGGCGGCGGGCTCGGCCCTTGGCCGCTTGGCCCCTCGGGGCTTTGGCCGAGATGGCGTAGCGCCCGTTGCCGAGGCGCCCGAAGTTACCAATAGGCTGTACAACGAAAGTATTTTCAGGCCGGAATATAAGTTCGGGGACACCCTCCCCCGCTATGGCTACCGCAACGTGACGAACCCGGCAGAACTCGATGCTCTGTGGGAAAGCGGGTACATGTTGCCGCCCGAGGGGCGTACGTCAAAGTATTTTACGATGAGCGACCTTGAGGAACCCACCCCCGCTAACCGGGGCGTGAAACCTGTTTTGCGGGTCCGTTCGGAAAACATCCCGCAAGGGCGAGCGGTGTCCGCGCAAGACGTAGAACTGTGGGACGACGCGCTGGGCGCATGGACGCCCTTTATGCTGCGCAAAGCACGTGGCGGCCTCGCAGTAAGGAAGGCTGCCTGATGCCCTCTAGGAAAGATTTCGCCGTCCGCATGCTGCGGGGATCTGCCAAGCAGGAGGCAGGCCCGGTCGCGCGAACCGGGCGCGCAGCCCGCAAGGCCGTGGCAGCCCCCGAAGCGCCACTGGCCGCCAAGCCCCCTCGCAAGCCCGCGCAGAAGCCACTCGCCACCAAGCCCGTCGCTCAGGTCATGCCACCTCCGCGCAAGGTTGCGGAGTACGAAGACCCGGAAGCGGTTGTGAACGCAGATTGGCAGTGGTCGCCCCTGCCCGAAGTGTACGAGAAGCTGGGCGGCCTGTCCGTGATCCCGCCGCACGTTGTGGACTTCGGGCGGTTCATGGACGAGCAGGCACAGCGCGCCGCAACTCAAGGGCTGACGCCGCGCGACCTGATCAAGGCGTTTACTGTAACCCGGGCGAGCATCCAGCGGCGGGCGACAGACGCGGAGAACCTGCGCCGGGCTGGCTTGATGCTGCCCGAGGACGTCACCGGCAAAGTGCGGCCAGAGGGCGCCTTTGGGGAGTGGCTGGGCACGCCTGCCGGTCAGGCCTATCTGGACGCGGCGCAGCGCGGGCAGATATCCGAGAACGCTATCGGAGACGCGGTGGCCCAAATGAGCCCCTTCGGCAAGCAGAACGACATTCGAAACGCCCTTGAGTGGGCTGCGCTCAACCTCCCCGGCCGCCAGTCGCAGGTGTCTGATCTCGTCGCCGCAGGCCGCGAGATGGCCAGCAGCCCGTCTGACTGGCGCGTGTTCACGAAGGACGTGAAAGGCATCGGCCCCAGCAAGTCAGGCTTCCTCGCGTCGCTGCTCGGGCGCGGCGACCAGCCGACCCTCGACGCGCGCCAGATCATCCTCAACACCGGGCAGCCGACCAAAGAAGCGACGCGGTACATCGCCCGGCGCGGCGGTCTCGGCGGCGTGGAGGGCGTCGAGCGGCTGTCTGCCCGGCAGGCTGCCCTCGATCTGGCCCTCCCTGAAGACCTGCGCCCGTACTACCAACATCTCGCGCATCATGCTATTTGGGACAAGGCCGGGGACGAGGTCACCACCCACGGGGACGTCGTCAACGCTCTCAAAAACTTCAGCCACGGCGGTGCGGTCAGAAAGGTTGCCTGATGCCCTCTAGGAAAAACCGCGCAATCGACCTTGGCGTTCGTCTGCTCAGCGCTGCCGAGCGCGAGGCAGGCCCGGTTGTGCGCACCGGGCGCGCCGCGCGCAAGGCGGTGACGGCGCCTGAAGCGTCGCTGGCTGTCGCCCCCCGAATGCTACGCGCTCGCGCTATAGGGCCTGCAAAGAAACCTCTGGATTTGAGACCCGAAGCCAGAATGGAACGAGCACGTAGCATGGGTTTTGACATCGACAACCCACTGTATGTTTCTATGCTCTCCGGGATAAACGCGTTCGAGCCACACGGTCGGTTCGCAGGGAGGACCGGCTTGTCAGGGATAAGTCTTACCGACAACCCCCGCATGGCCGCGCGCTATCTCGACCGATTTGGCGACTACGACTACCGTGGCGAACCCTTTACAAAAAACATGATGCAGGCTTTCATCCGGCCCGGAAATATCCGTGTTTTTGACGAACCTTTGCGCGTGGGTTTGCCTACTGGGTCACCGCTGCCGACTGATTACGCGTGGCCTTCTTGGCTCGACGAGGTGGACACTGCGGTGTTCCCGGACGCGTTGTCCAATCGCGGTGGCGTTAAGCACGTTTCTCCCTCGCAAAGAGGCGCCATACTCGGGCGCGAGTATGTCCTGCGCGATCCCAGCCGTGTGCGTTCGTCCTTTGCGGCGTTTGACCCAGACGAGGTAGAAAGTCCTGTGCTAACTAAAGCGCGCGGCGGTGCGGTCAGAAAGGTTGCCTGATGCCCTCTAGGAAAGATTTCGCCGTCCGTGTGCTGCGGGGGGCCACCAAACAGGAAGCAGGCCCGGTCGCACGAACCGGGCGCGCAGCCCGCAAGGCGGTGACGGCACCTGAAGCGCCGCTGGCGGCCAAGACTACACGCGCCACCAAGACGACGCGGAAAGTGCCTGCAGCCGCCGCCCCGATAAACCCGGTGACTTTGATCGACCGTGAATACGGACCTGAGATGGCGCGCCGGGTGGCGGATTACGTGGACAGCAATGCGCCCATCACCGAATGGCGTGCTTTGGCTGAGCAGTTTAACGATGCAGGAAGCCCCAACTACGTAGAGCCGCGCCCCTCGGCGTACACGGTAAGACCCGCAGAGGTGGCGACCGATCCGCGCATCGAAACGCGAAAGAAAGAGCAGCAAAAGATCCGCGATCTGGAGCTGGAAATCCAGCCGCGCGCGCTCGAGGAACCCCCCACCGAAAGCATTTACGACTTGGAGGGCCAAGGCCTTCTCACAACTATGTCGGATCTGAGCGCGGCGGGGGATGACGTACTCGCGGTCAACAACGTGCGCCTGCGCAGGCCGTTTTCGCGGCAAGGCGGGCAGGGTTTCATGTTCGAGAACCCCGGCGAAGTGTGGGCCGCAGACAAAGCCAACGCAAAAGCCGTCCAAGAAGCAGCAGCGCGCCTTGAGCGGCAAACCGGAAAGCCCACCATCATCGCCCCGTTCACGATGGGGCCGCTGTCTTCCTTGTTTTCGCACCACCCGCGTGGCTTGCAATATGCGTACGCAGATGCAGCCCTCGACGCGCCGGAAAGGGCTGCGCTGGCCGAAGGCATTCGCGGCATCCTCCCCGAGTGGACAGACTTCTCCGACCCCGATGCGTACATGACGTTCATGCGCGCCGCCGGGAAGCGTCGCGGGGAACTCAACAAGCTCATGGATCAGTTCCGCGACAGGGGCGGTCTGGGCAAAGGGGAGGCTGTTTACGGGACCACCGATCTGGATCAACTCGGCGCGCCTATGTTGGCTCTCCGCAACTTGGGCGAGGTAGACACCCGCTTCGGCCTGTCCGAGAGCAAGAACCCCGCATACAGCACAGGTGTCCCCGGCCAAGGCCGCGCCAAGCTGAAGGAAGAGAACCTCGGCGCGCTTTCCTTGTTCCCCGGCTTGATGGAGCAGTACGGCTACACCACGCCGTTTGACTTCCCCGTGGGTGTCAACAAGGGCGTGGCGTCTCCACTTCGCGCGTTCCAGTTGAAGCCACAGCCGACCATAATTACGGACAAGGTTCTCCGGTTTCTCGACGATCTGCGGGTGCAGGGACTAGATAAGAAACCTTGAACTTGGCCGCGAGCTTTGGGTCGCCCTCCTCGTTCGCGATGTAGTCTCTGATATATTGCTCAGTCGCGGAGTTCATGCCCTTTATGGCTGCGTGACCGCAAAACCCGGTCAACGCGCGGAGCATTGCCGCGCTCATCCGAATTGTGCGGAACAGCGGCAGGTATCTTTGTTCGCTCACCGTCCCTCTCCCCGTGCTTCGGCCTTGAGCGCCGCGAACGCGATGCAGTCCTCTGCGCTGTCGGCGTGATAGGCCGAGCGCGTGAAGAGGCGCACGTCCTTCAGCACCTGCAGGAGCAGCCAGCCCTCGCTCTCGGACAGCGTGTGCCCCGTGATCGCGTTGAAGGCCGCCACGGCCTTGCCCATGGAGCGCTCGCCGCCGGGGCTGTCGTACGTGCTGGCGCGGTCGTGCATGTGCCGCGCGGCGCGGCCCAGCAGCTCTGGGGCCTGCACAGACGGCGGGGCGTACTCTGGCGGGTAGGCGGGCGCCGCCGGGTTGATCTCCTCGACCACCTCAAGGGTGTATGGCGGCACCTCGTAGGGCGGCTCGCTGTCGCATGGCAGGTCGTTCATTTGTTCCTCGCTTTGGTTGCCTCTAGCAGGATCTCCTGCGTGGTCTTCTTCGACGTCAGGCGGTCCAGCACCATGTCGTCCACGGTGTCCCGCGCCATGATGTAATGCACGAACACGGGCCGGTCGTAGCCCGCCTGCTTCTGTCGCGTCGGGCCGATCCGCTCGATGATCTGCATGTGCTCCTCCAGCGACCAGTTCAGGCCGAAGAAGGCCAAGATGTTCCCCCCGTCTTGGAGGTTCAGCCCGTGCCCTGCCGACGCAGGGTGAGCGAGTAGTACCTCGATCCGTCCGGCGTTCCACTGGCGGATCGTATCAGGGTCAGCGTCCAGCACCCGAGCCTGACGGAAACGACGCCGTAGCCGCTCCAAGTCGTGCTTGAAGTTGTAGGCGACGAGGACGGGCATCCCGTTGGCCTCTTCGATGACGCTGTCGAGCGCATCCAACTTCGCGCCATGGACTGCCTCCCACTCGCCGCCCTCGCCCGTGTAGATCGCGCCGTTGGCGATCTGCAAGCACTTCTGCGTGCGCACGGCGGCGTTGGCCGCCTCCACGCCGTCTGCGCCGATCTGGGCGAACATCTCCTCCTCCATGTCGTTGTACAGGGCGCGCGCGTCGCGCGGCAGGTCAACGTAGATCGGGTTGCGGATCGGCTCGTCCACGGGCAGGCCGGTGACGGTCAGGCAGATGTCCTGCAGCAGCTCCTGTATCTCCTCCTGCGCGTGCGACAGGGGCTGCAGGCTGAAGCCGTCGTAGCCGCGCGTGAACCAGCGCTGCTCGAATGCCGTGAACGTGCGGCCCAGCCGCTCGCCCTTGTCGAGGAACCACGTCTGGCCCCACAGATCCTTCAGGCCGTTGGCGCCGGGCGTGCCGGTCAGGCCGACGAAGCGCTTCACCTTGGTGTGCGCCACGCGGCCCAGCGCGCCCGCGCGCTTGCTGCCCTGCCGGATGCGGAAGCTCTTGAGGCGCGTCAGCTCGTCCGCCACCACCGTGACGAAGGGCCACGCGTCGCCCAGCGTCTCGCACAGCCAGACGAGGTTGTCGTAGGCCATGGTGTAGACGTCCGCGCGCTTCCGCAGGGCCATCTCGCGCTGCTTGGGCGTGCCAGTGATGGCGACGACGCGCAGGTGCTTCAGGTGGGCCCAGCGGATAGGTTCTTCCGGCCACGTGGTGACGGCCACGCGCTTGGGTGCCAGCACCAGCACGGGGAACACGTCCTCGACAAAGCTCAGATCATCCAACGCCGTTAGGGTGGACACAGTCTTCCCGCCGCCCATCGGCATCCACAAGGCTGTACGCGGATGCTCGTATAGCCAGTCCAGCGCCTCTTGCTGGTATGAATGTAGGCGGTCACGGTTAAGCACGCAGCCCTCGCAAGTAGTGTTTTATGGTGTCTCGGCAGTACCCAAAGGCTTCGCCTACCTCCTTTTGAGTGCAAGCGGTCTCGGTATACATGCGCCGCATGTCGGCGATTTCTTGTTCGGTTATCACGGAGATGGAGCGATTGCGGGCTTGGACCCGGTACGAGGCCCACCTGAAATTGCTGGGGCTGTAAGGGCCGTCGTTATCTACCCGGTCCAACGTCAGACCTTCTCGATACGAAGGGAGCACGTCTTTCAGATACAAGTCGAAATCGTGCCAGCGGTCGCAAACCTTGATGCCGCGCCCGCCGTATCGGTAGAACCGATTGTGACTGGGGTCGTAGCAACGCGCGTGCATGTTGGACCACCGCACGTACAACGGGTGCGCCGAATTGCCGTGTTTGGTAGCCACTTTACGCATGTTGCTCGCGCGTCGGCACCCGCAAGATTTGGTCTTCCCGCGCCTGAGATTTGTCCCCGATACGGTGGCGATTTTTCCGCAAGAACAGCGACAAACATAGCGGACACGAGTGCCAACCTTCGCCGCTGGGTAGAGAACGGTGAGTTGGCTGAAGGTTTGGCCTATCATGTGCGCCGTATTAGATGTTAGGCCAAACCTTGTCAAGGTGCGGCTCACCTGCAGTCCCTGCAGCGATGCTCCCACGTGTCGCCCACGTTGCGGGCGATGCCGCCATGGTCCTTGTACTCGTCGTACGCGTCGTAGAAGTCGAGGCCGTCCGCCTCGAACGTGTCGCCGCACTCGTCGCACTCGAAGATGGTGACGCGGTCCACGTAGTTCTTGCTGATCATGACTGTTGATCCCTTATGGCTAGTGCCTCTTCCAGCAGCACGCCCTGCAGGTCTCGCAAGGCCGCGATGCGGGCGTAGTGGGTCTCGCGGTCGGCCACGCAGCGCTCGTTGTCGCCGGGGTAGTCCCGGCCGTTCGGCGTAACGTACTTGAGGTACTCGATGACCGTGTTGACGGCGCGGTTGGCGTCGAGGCGCGCCCGGATCAAGTCCTCCGGGTTGGTGCCGTTGATGTTGATGATTGGCCGGATCATGGCTCAGTCCTCCAGTTCTGCAAGGATGTCGTCC